TGCTCCAGCTTCGCCTTCGCCACCTTCACCACCTTCACCTGTGTCAAGATCAGCGCCACCGAGATCGCCACCCATAGTATCCATGTCAGCACCTACTCCACCAGGAGTAATACCAGCACTCCTAAGTGCCTTACCACCTAACACATTATCAGAATCGCCTTGTTCTTCACGCCACAGAATATCATTCTTTTTCATTTCTTCTTCAGTTAAACCTAAGAATCTTTCTAAAGCAAATCGTTTACTAATATAATTAATACCTTCTGTTTGTGTAAAGTTACTAATTCTACTAGCATCTATATCGCTTTGTCTGTAACTAGCAAAGTTTTGAGGCTCATTAAATTCAATATCAAAAATTGAATTGTCAATGTTAACACCTCTCCAACGTAACCACAATTTAAATTCAGCGTCCATTGTACTTGCTATTAAACTTTGTAGTCGCATACAATACTGATTAAATCTGTGTTCTTGGATTAATGCTACACCTACTTTACCATCTGCTACTGTATTAGTAGCGTCATCACCTGATGTAGGTAGATATGTTGCTGGAATTCTTAAACCTCTATACAACTTATTAGTAAAGTATTTTAAGTCTGATATCTCACCAAGGTTTTCACCGCCTGGTAATGTTTCAACTTTAGAACCTCTACCTTCTGCTGTTTGAGGGAAGAAATAATCTTCATTAATTGATAATGGATTGTAAGTAGCATCCATCATACTTTGTCCACCACCACTTTGTGTTGGAATACGTCTTTGGTGAATTTCGTTTTTAACTCTTTCAACATAGCCCATTGCCATATGTGTCGGCATATTACCTACGTCAATATAAAACACTCTACGCTCAGGTGCTCTTTGTACCCTGTATATAATAATAGCGTCTTCTAATAATTCTTTTTGTTTGAATACTTTAAATATATTTTCTAATATACTTGTACCAAAAGGCCAGTTAGCATCTAAGCCTTCTGTTAAACTTAAATGTACAACGTTCTCAGCATCTATAGAGTTTTCAGTTGTTTCTGTTTGTCTGCCACTATACATACTAGCTTGATTGTAACCAGTTGTAGTTGAACTAGGTTGCATCTGTGCTGTTTCTGTATGTTGCGGTGCTGTAACTGTTAAGTTTTCAAAGTTAGGAGCAATATCTTTTAATACATAAACTTCAGGTTGTTTTCCTTTAGCTTCATTAACAACAACTTTTACCACGTTTTGTGGTTCAACCCAAAACCATTCAAAAGTTTCTGGATCTCTAATAAATGTTTGGTCGCCGTACTTGAGTACGTTGCGAAACATTTTAAAAATTCTTTTATTAAAATCGTTTAAGCTAGTCCAATTTTTAAGTTGTTCTGCTAAAACTTTCATTTCAGTTTCAGTTGGTGCTTCTTTAAAATTAAATGTAAATGGTGTTCCGTTTTCTGGGGACTTCATTGTACAAAATTCTGCTAAAATATCAATTGCTGTATTAACTTCTGAATCCATATCCATAGATTCATATTGAGCATATCTTTCAATTCTATTCGGGTGACCAATATATACTTCGGGAAGTTGACTTTGATAGTTCTTAAAAGCTAGATCTGGGGTTGAGCCTCTAATAGGACTAATTGTTCCTGTATCTACTGTCTTAAAATATTTTTTCCAACTCATAATATTCTGTTCCTTATCCCTTTATATGGGTATATTATATTTAGTTACGAATAGTTAGCATCTCTTAATTCACGAATACCAAAACCTGTTTTTTGGTTTACATTCAAGATTTTCGATAAAAGATCTATTTGTTCAAATAATGCCGAATTGCTTGTGTTTAATCCTTGTCCAGTTTCACCTGCTAAACGTGAAACCCCATCATTTAATTGTTGAAGTAAAGCTACAACACTCATATTACCTGATTTTGTAGCTAAATCATGTGACGGTGTAATTGTACCTGCTGTACTTGGTGAAAATAATTCTGCTCCACGCTCACCTACCCAATAAGGAGTATTCATTCCTACTGGTCCACCGTATTTTCTAAATGGAGCAGTAAGGCCGGCCGACATAATCTCATTGTTTATGTTGTGGCGTATCCACCACAAATCTCTTTTCTTAGGAGACCATCCTTGGAAAGTACCCATAAAATCTGGGTCCATTTGTCCTGGACCACCATAATGCTGTGACGCACCAATACCATTGTTGGCAAAGATTTTTGACATCTCATCAATAGTTGGTGTAACAGTTGCTGGAATAGATCCGCCATTCTGCCACATTAAGTCGATTAAATTCTTGGCAAAATTACTACTTGCTATTCTATATGAAGAACCATCTCCTATACCCATATCATCTCTAGCAGTAGACCATTGTGTTAACATAGACGCTAGTGCCGATTTATGACCATAGTTAGCAGTACCATCCTTACCATCAAGTTTAGGTGTAACAGTAGATTGAGCTGTTATTTCTTCTACAGCCGCCGCTGTATCAACTCTATTTCTCTCTCTAATTTTAGCAACTATACCTAGACCTTCTTTTTTGCTTCTACCAAATCCCATTAATACAGCTCTAGCATCTTCACCAGATAAACCTGATATTTCATCTGAGGACATACCTGTTTTATCTCCTAAAGCAGTAACTTGGTCTCTTAATTCTGAAGTACTTGTGCCTCCCATTAAGAAGTCCCATGGTGCCGCGGCAACTATACTAAACGAACTATAAAAATCTTGAAAGGTTATTAACATCGAAGCTAAAGAATTTTTTATCCCACTAGCAGATGTTTGGAATGATGCAATAGTAGTGCCTAAGTCTGATGTTGGTTTTGTAAGGTCAGAAACTGCTGTTTGGATCGAGTTAATATTATCAAAAAACTCTGTTAAATCTTTTCCTACTTCTTCACTAAAACCATACTGTTCAGCTAAATTTGCCGCTGTATCTTGTAGCCCTTGAGCTATCTCACCACTTAATTGATCTAGCTTACCTTTAATTTCTACAAATGTACCACCAATACCTGTTGCTTCTATACCTTCTTTAATACCTTTCCAAGTTTCTTCTTGGTCTTCTACTGCTTCAGTTTGCTTTTTGATAATTTGATTACCTTGCTCATTAATTTTCTTAAAACCGCCCGTAGCCAACAAGGCTTGAGTGGCAACATCATTAATACCATACAACCCTTGGAATTCTTTAGATCTATTAATAACTTGTCCTGACAATCCATGCATATTACTAAAGAATTGTTCTTGTGTTATTTGTCCATTAGCAACTTGTTCCGACCATAAACGTATTTGTTCAGCCGCTTCTGGATTCGCCGCCATGAATTCTTTTACGCCTGGTGTACCTGCCGCAATTTCTGCCGCTAAACTTCTGCCGGCAAAGCCAGCCATCATAATATTATCTACAGCACTACCTGGATCAAAGTATGATCTCATTAACGCCATTGCTTCTTTGGCATCTTGTGTCGCGTAACTTAATGCCAATTCGGCATCTGCTCTTAATTCCATTTGAGCAATTTCTGACGCTAACTGTTTTCTATTTTTACCTGTTAATGTAACTATCTTGCCTAAGTCTGAGATATACTCTCTATACATCTGACTTTGTGTAGCATAACTGGCATTATTGAAATCTGTATTTCTTTGTTGTGAAACCATGTAATCTGCTAATAACTCTGCTTGTTCTTCGAACATAATACCCATAGCATATAAGTTACCACCAAATTGATTTTTTGTAATGTCAGCTAACTCGACAAAATGTTTTGTACCAGCTCTAACTGTACCACCAAATACAGCAAAGCCTTTAGCATTTTGTTGAACTAGTTGTGTGAAAGAATTTAAATTTAATCCTAGACCTCTAATATCTGCTGATATTTTAACAACGTCTGAATGATAATTAGCACCCTGTTGAGATAAAGCAACAAATCCATCTGTTACATTTTGAGCATAAGCGGCCACGGCCATTAAACCAGCACCAGCTACGGCAGTCGCACCTTTTACAACTGTACCCAATGAACCAATAACAGGTACAGCGCCTGCCATACCTTGAGTTAATTCTTCTGCTAATTCTCCTGCTTGGCTTAATCCTGATTGTGCGGCTCGACCTAATGTTTCAAAACTCATCGGTCCTCGAACAAGTTGGGTAATTACTGATCCAGTACTCTTGGCAATTTTGCCTAATTCTTTACCTATCTTGTTACCGATTTCTGTAAATGTCTTTGAGGAAGTTTGTTCGATATCGTCAAATGTTTCAACAACTTTGCCTAAATCAACAGAAGCATTTTTCAGATTTTTAGCCGCTGTATTCATGGACTTTTCAGTTTCTTTTAATTTTGAAGCCCCGCCGACACCTGATCCTCCAGCAGAACCTTGCCTTTTTAACTCCTCAACAAGCTCTTTAAGAGTTTCTTCGCTCGCGGCATCATTTAATGTTATCTGATCACCATCTATTTGTATTGTTGTTGCCATATTCTAAATTCACCATTATATAGTCATATAAATACAATGACTAACTACTATTATTAAATGTATTTAGCGGAGAAAAAATCGATGGAAAAAGAAAAACAAAGTTTGGCTGAGGTTTTTGCGCCAGCTGACGAAAAAGGTGAAAAAGCTCCTATTAAACAACCAAATCCACTACAGGCATACTTTCGTAGGCCTTCAATTTATATTAAATTACCAACAGGTGGAAGGTATAATACAGTTGAAGAAATAGAAGTACCACCAAATGGTGAAATTCCTGTTTATCCTATGACAGCAAAGGACGAAATCTTAATGAGAACTCCTGATGCTTTAATGAACGGTGCTACTACTGTAGACGTTATCCAAAGTTGTGTACCAGCAATTAAAAATGCTTGGAAATTAACTTCTTTAGATGTCGACCTAGTACTTGTTAGTATTCGAATTGGTAGTTACGGAGAAACTACTGATGTTAAAGGTGTTTGTCCTAAATGTACTGAAGAAACAACATTTGAACTAGACTTACGAACAATTACTGACAGAGTATCGTCAATAAAATTTCAAGAAGACTTAACTATAGGTGACTTACAAATAAAGTTTGCTCCATTAACTTATGATACAGCTACTAAAGGAGCACTTAAAAACTTTGAACAGCAACGTATGGTTCAATCTATTAGTAATACAGATGATCCAAATACTTCAGCAGAAGAAAGGCTTGAAAAATTTCAAAGTGCTTTTCTAAGATTAACAATGTATAATGTTGGAATTTTAGCAGATACTATTAAAAGTGTTACTACACCAACAGACGTTGTTACTGATCGTAATATGATTTCTGAGTTTGTAGCAAACGCTGATCATAAAACTTTTAATGCTATTAAAGATCATTTAGGAAAAGAAAAACAACAAACAACTATACCACCAATAAAATTCAAGTGTGATGGTTTTACTGATCTAGAAGGCAAAAAGACAGCGTGTGATGGCGAATGGGAACAACCATTTACAATAGATAATTCAACTTTTTTCGCATAAGGCTTTTGGCGTTAAGCAATGAAGAGATTGTTAAATTATTAGACGAATTTGACAAGCAGACAAAAGCCCTAGAAAAAGAACTCTTAGAAATAACCTGGTATATGAGGGGTGGGATATCCTATTCTGAAGCTACTGGTTTATCTTCTAGTGAGAGAAGACATATTAACGAAATCATTAAACAAAATATTAAAAACGTTAACGAAACGAAACTTCCCCTATTATAACAAAAACGTTCATCGAATAAATACTACTGAGTGAGGAGTATTATTACATGAACTTTCTAAAACTAGTTTTGGCCACTTGTATAGTGGCAATGTTGTCTATGTCTGCTTTAGCGGATACGTCAAGTACTGGCGCCACTACAAACACACAAACAGCAACAACAGGATCTAACACTACTATATCAGGTGGTTATTCAGCTGAATCAACTACTACATATCAAGATGGTTCAACTAATGATACCACAAGTACTACTAATAATACTACTAACAATAACAACAATACTAAAGTTCCAGTACCTACAGCGAGTGCTCCAAGCATGAGTGCTTACTCCCAAGATATATGTGCTGTTGGAAAATCAGGTGGAATACAAGCACCTGGATTTGGTATATCAGGTGGTACTACAACACGTGATATGAACTGTGAACGTATGAAGCTTTCTAAACTGTTGAACGATTACGGTATGAAAGTCGCGGCTGTGGCAATACTTTGTCAAGATCCAAGAGTGTTTGAAGCTATGGAACAAGCAGGAACACCATGTCCGTTTGAAGGTAGAATTGGTTCTGCGGCAATGGAGCAATGGAAAAAGTATGACATTGAAAGACCTGATTACGAAAAATATGTTGAAAAAATGGACGAACGTTTAGAAATAGATGAACGTATTATGAAAGAAGAAGGCGTACTTGAAGAAAACGAAACATTAAAAACAGACGTTAAAACTATTAGTAAAGAAAACAAACAGTTACAAAAAGATATTGAAGAATTAAAGAAAATGCAAGAAGAATTAATTAAAGCTCAAAAGGAAGAAGTTAAACGTCTTACAGCTTTAGTTCCTGAGGTTCATGAAGATGAAGAAGTTCCTGTTGAGGAGGAAATTATACTTCCTAAACCTAAACCAAATAACATATTTGTTGAAGAAGTAATTATTGAAGATCTTCCACCAATAGAAGATCCAGAAGACATAACATCAAACCCGTTTGAAATTAAAAATATGGGTAGGTAAAAATGAATAAGTGGCTCCTTGCTCTTATATTTGTTTTAGCATTAGGTTACACAAATGTTAATGCTGAAACAACTACTACATCATCAGTTAGTTGCGTTGATACAGATAATACACCTGAAGAAGGTGATACAACTACAGTATGTACAACCACTACTGTTACAACTGTAACCACACCAGAGTCAACTACAACTACAACAACTACATCAGAAAATCTTACAAGTTCAGGAGACATATTAACTAACTCAACTTTTGGTGGTCCTGGCACCGGATATGATGCTACAGGCTGGACTGTTGAAACTAATCCTGGCTACCACTCTGGTACTAACGCCTATAATAATGGAGGAAGTACAGTAGGTGGTGTTGTCGCAAGTGGTGACCAAACAGTTATTCATCAAACTGTTTCATCAGTTAAGACAGCAACTGGAATGTCAGAAGCAGAATTACAACATGGCTTCCGTTCAACACTATCAGCAAGATTATGGTTTTGGAATGTTAAAACTAATACAATAACACTTAAACAAACTATTACAGACAATAGTGGAAATGCTACTGTACAAACAAGAACTCTTACTGATACAGGTTGTGGAAGTAATAACTGTGGTGCATGGGAATCTTTTGATGATACTTACATACAAGGTACCAATACAGCAACCGACTTCTCTATTAAAGCAGAAGTAAGCAACGATGTTCATGGTGGCAACTGGCATCAATCAGTACACTACGGACCAGATATTGATGATATAGAATTAAATATACAACACAACGAAATTACAACAACTACAACAACTGTTCCAGCAAGTTCAACTTCTTCAACAGCAACATCAACAGCAACTACAATAGAATACTGTTGGCAAAAAGTTCCATCGACGTGTGCTGGTAATCAACCAGGATTAGATGATGTTGAGGAACAAATTACTGATGCTGTTACTAACATTACAACTGAAGATGTAACTGTTATTGATGTTACAAACTTAGATGTTCAAACTATAGAAATTGTTGACGTTACAATAGACGAAGCAATAACTCAAGAACTATCAATATCAGAACCAGAAACAACATTTGAAGAAGCATTTAATAATATAATAGAAGAAGCAGGGTTAGAAGAAACATTCAACGACGCATTAGCAGAAGAAGATATAACTGAACAAGAATTTTTTGACGAAGTTGAAGAAGTAATGGAAGAAGAAATGGCATCTACTACAGAAGTAGAAACCGAAACAGAAGTTGAAACTGAAACTACGGAGACACCAAATGAAGAAACAACAGAAACAGAAGAAATACAAGAGTCCGATAGTGATGTTGAAGAGCAAGTGGAAGGAAGTGGAGAGACCGAACTTGCGGAAACAGATGGTGAAGATGCGAATATTGGAGAAGTTACAGTAGAAGATAAAGTTGCTGACATACAAGCAAAAATTGAAAAAGTTATTGCTAAAGTAGAAGCAAACTTACAACGTGTAGATTTAAAATTAAAAGCAACTGCCTTTATACTTGCTAAAGCAATGGTCGACCAACAACCAGATATGTCGGAATATACCCAAAAAGAATTTTATAAAACAGTCCAATTACCCGATAATACAGATTGGTATGCTGAAGCTACAATTTTAGAAACGTATGGTAGATCAATTTACCAAGATATAACATTGGCGGCTTACCAGGCAACAGATCCTGTTGCCCAATATGAACAAAAGATAAATACTGTAAATAATAATATCAGCGTATTAGAAGCTGAATTGGAGGTAATGAGAAATGAGCTTAATCAATAAACTTACAACCTACGCATCATTGATTGGAGTCATCGGTGCCATTGGAGGAGGCTTTTACGCTTGGGGTGAATTCAACACTCGTTTAACAGCTATTGAAAATAAACAATTTGTAGTAAACGAAACTGTTGATCTTACACCAACAAATGATAGAATTTCAGCATTGGAAGTAGATCTAATCGATCGAATAAATGCTTTGAAAGAGCAAGTAGAGTCAGGTCAAGAAATTGATCTTACTGAAATATCAGAAACTATTGTAGAACTAAACCGTTCATTAACAGCAAAAATAAACGAATCTAGCGATAGTATTAAATCTGATTTAAATGCTATGAAAGAAACATTAACAGAAGTTGATAAAAAAGTTGCTATAGCATTAAAAGAGAATGAGTTACAAGACGAAAAAATAGAATCAAATAGACTTAAAGCAACAAACCCGTTAGCTAACTCAAACTAAATTCCATTATTTAATGGCCGTACACCAAATAACATACTTTAATGTTTAGTACAGTCATCTAAATAATAACCTATGTACACAAGATACAACGTGGTTAACAAGCAAACCAAAGATATTTATTGTACGGTTTTTTCGTTAGAAGAAGCCCAGCAAGTTATTGACATGGAAAAAATAAACCATCCTCATTGGGAATTAATCGTAGAAAAAATAGAAGTAAGTCCGGTTAAAAATGGTTTTGGCCGTGATCCTGATTTACATTAAGAGCTCTTGAGCGACCAGTCAGAGTTTCCTGAAACATTAATATACTAGTAGAACTTTAACAATATCAGCTTCGCTGATATGTTTTTTCGCTTTCGCTCAAAACACTTATTTGTTATAACGAAATTTATTTCGTTTATCATTCAGATATTTTGCCCATACTTCACCCGCTAGGGGCAAAGTATAAGGTAGTTCATCATTCGAGTAACTCACCCATAACGTCTAAGAAGATTTAGTATTACTACTAACGGAGGCGGAAACCCGCTAACCCCCTACTTCAGCTTCACATAAGTTTCGGAACATTTATTCACCCAGAACGTCGAATGTTTAAATGTTGAAGTTGTATCTTTTTCACAGAGCTTCATCTTTTAGCCTTTAAGTATAATGGCCTTCACTTGCTACAACCCAGATCTGAGTACAGGTGTCTGTACCCTCAAGGGTATGTTTGTGAGGTAGCTATATAGTTGTTAATGTTTGCCTGAATGTTGCTGTTAATAGTATGTTATCTTAGGCACACAATGTTTTAACCAAATCTGAATTTCTTGTGAAAAATTCCTCAAAATTTGATATGCGCCAGTTAGAGCCTGTAGTGTTAGACCAGTAGTCTATATAGTTTTTTGATTTTGAATTGTGCCTAGTTTCTATGGCTATGAATTTGCCTACTTGATTGAATTTCATTATTAATATATTAAAGTCGTCTGGTACTGCTACATCCATTAGTTGAGATATCCACTCTTCTAACATTGGAATCGGTTCAGGTTGTAATAGTCTGTGAAACGGAAATGCTTTATAAAATTTACATTCCGCATTTAGTTTAGGAAAACTTTGTCCAGGAACAATGTCTCCTTTGAAGGCTCTTACTTGGCCTTCGTGAAGTATTTCCATTCTAGCTTTATTAGACCCGCCCACATAAGCACCGGAACCAGGAGCTCTTATAAAACTTTCATTGTATAGTCCGGACAAGAATCTTGCGACATCTCGCTCCCAACCTGATCCTTTTGCTTTTTGTGGGCTTGGCATAAATTTAAATTACTTTCTTATAAGAAAGAACTCTAATTACATAGCGTTCTTTTTTTCTTGTATTTCTGCTCTACGAGATTTGCCTAACTTAGATAATTCACCTAGTGCCTTACGAGCTCTAGTAGCCGCCGCTTTATTACCTTTGCTATCAAACTTGTCAGATTCGGTCATATAATTATTATATGCCTCAGTTATTTGCTCATGTAGTGTTGACATTTTTTTCTCCTATTAGCTGTATAATCCAGCTATTGTGTTTTATTTACTGTTTAAGGTACCTAGGACAACGATTTCTGAACTATTTCTTCGTTTTCTCCCAAACTACCATGTTATGATACTTTTTTTCACCTTCTGGTGTGGTTATACTATGTACTTTTTCAATACTAACAACTTTTAAATCAGTCTGTTTTTCCCAACCACCTTCTGTTATCCAATCTTTTGGAGTTATACACATACTACAATATAGTAACCCGTCGTCAGTTAAACTATCAGCTATATGCTTTGAAGCACTAGCATCAACGTGTCCAAATGTTAGTACGCCAATTGCTGTTAAGCATTTATATTTTTGTGGTAATGGTGCTTTAGTTATATCGTGTATCTTAGTAGTTCTATAATTACCTGCCACAAATCTATTAAGCATAGGTTGATTTAAATCGTAACCATCAATTAAGTATTTGTGATTTATTAATCCAAGTCCTACTTGACCGTTTCCACAACCAATGTCTCCTACTTCTGTTCCTTCTAGAAAATTATCTATAATCCAATTAGAAGCAATAGTATGACATACCCATCCTCGTTCATTTATAACTTCGTCATGATAGTTATCCCAACCATCATACAATTCGCTATTACTTTTTTTATAAATTTCGTCTAACCAATAATCAGTCATAATATTTTACCATGTCATTTAGGTTTTCTCTAGCTGTTCGATATTTGTTAATTATGTTTTTAGTATCTTCGTATCCAATACTCATACCACACAATACAATTTTTTCTTTATACTCAGGTAATTCTTGTCTTACTATATCAGCATACTCTCCTAATGACCCCTGTGGACAGGTTGCCAGGCCATGTTCAACAGCAGACAGCATAATCGATTGTATAAACATACCATAGTCTACATAAGAACCTTTGCCTAATGCTCTGTCAATAAAAAATAATAACATAACAGGAGCATCAAACCCTCTATAATTTTTAGCATATAACAAATTTTTACGTTCTGTCATTTCTCTAGTAATACCTAGTTGATTATATAAAGCTAATCCACATTCTTTTCTTCGTTGCTTATACTCTCCAAACCATTCAGCATCTTTTTCACTAAACTTATCAAATGGATAATACTCGTAATCCATAACAGGTGTTATACCAGAACTAAATGCTTCTTCTAATTTGTTACATAAATTATTTTTTGACGTACCTGTAAGTACAGCTACTTGCCAAGGTTGATGATTATCACCACTTGGTGCTTGTTTGGCTTGCTCTAATATTTTGTTTATAGTATCAATAGAAACTTCTTTATTTAAAAAAGCTCTTGTTGACTTACGAGTTGCTAAAGCATCACTAACTATCATACTTCTGAATAATCCTTTACATTAACCTTAGAAATAATATGAGGAGGAAAACTATTTTTAACAATGGCAGGCAATTTACTTCTTTGAAATTTATTTGGACCAGAAAAATATAAATGTTCAGTTACATGATATATATCGTGTGGTCGTTTAGCCTTTTGAGCATTATCAGTAAAGTGTTTAGCTACATCATTAGCATTAGCTGTTCCTGTATATATTAAGTAATGAAGTTCATCTTGTTCGCAACTAGCAACATTTTCAACACCAGGAACTTCGAGTGCCAATGCTTCTACTAATCCTGTATAAATTTTTATACCACTTTTCATAAAGATAACATCATCAAACACTCTACCAGAATAATACCATGTACCATTTTCATCTCTAAACTTATCACCATCTGTTTGCCAATCTAGTGTTCCGTACTTGTACCAAAGTACGCCTTCTTTGTCAAGTTTTAACTCCCCGTTATAAAGATGTTTTGTAAATCCATAAAAGTTTTTTATTGGATCACCTGGTCTATAAACAGCAACTGAATGGCAATCTGCTTCTGTACTTGCCATCATATTGTAAATTGCTTTAAACTTAAATTTCTTTATAATACTTTTGAGAACTACTTCTGGTGTATGTCCTCCAGAACATTCCCAGTAATCTATAGGCCAATTGAAATCATCAGGACATTCATCAACTATCTTTTTAATAGCATTAGGATATGATATACAACAATTAGGTTTTGCTTTTACTATCTCCCCAGGTATATTATCTCCCCAATTTAAAAAATGTATACTACCACCTATTAAGTATATTCTTAACAAGTTATAAGGATTATAAGTAGCAGTAAATCCTGCTGTACAAAGAATTCTTGGTCGTTTATCTTTTGTAAATTCAGGTGCTATAGCAAATAAATGATTAGTAGATGCCTGTGCTGTACATCCTAATAATGTCTGCCCATCTACAATAGCTTCTTCATGATCTTCGTAATCCCAAAAGAAAGGATACATTTCAAAAAACTCTTTAACTGTAGTTCCGCTTGTCATACCTCTATATATTTCTTTAGGATGTAATATAGTAGGTCCTGTTTCAGCTGGATCACTTAACATTGTTATTTTATTAGAACGTATAATACAAGTTGCTTTACAACCTTTAATCAATCCTTCACGCTCCATCTTAGATTGTCTAGCGTCAGCCTGTGTAGCTGATCCACCGTTTTTAATACTAGCAAGTATCCATAAGTAATCATCTATTGTAACTTGATCTTCTGCTATTACAAAAACAACGTGTGGTCCTATACCATGCTCTTTAAGTCTTTTAATTTTAGCATCTAAATTATCGTGTAACTCTCCCCAAGTAATTTGTTCAGTAGAATTACTTAAAAAAATATCATCTTCACTGAGAGGTCCTTGTGTTTGTTTTAACATATTATTCCTTAAAAATATTTGTGTAATCTAATGCTACACGCCAAAGTTCTCTACTTTTGTTTACAACAGGTGAACGTCTGTGTATAGTATACAATTGATCCATTAATAATAAATCACCTTTTTTAAATACAAAATGTTTTTGATAAATTGATCTGTCTAATGTTTTTTTATATTTTTCTTTTACAATATCTACGTTTACTGGCTCACCGTTTTGCCATGCTTTTTCTAACAATGGTGGTTGCCAATATAAAAACTCTTGCCCATCTACAGGATGTTTATTTACTGCTGGCATACAGTCATCACCGTCGTGATGAATTGGCATAACGTAATCATCTAAACTAGGATCAACATTTGATTCTTCTTTTGACCCATATATACCATAACTACTAAAATTGTTTAACTGTATATCAATAGAACGCCAATAGTCTTTTTCTTTTTCAGGTAACTCATTAAAAGCATCTCTATTGTTTAATAAACTAAAAACAGTATCAGGACATTCTCCTACACAATATAAAGCAATTAGTATTTCTTTAAACTCACCTAAATGATGTATTGTGCCATTGGCGTGCCATTGTAGTTCTGTTTCTCCAAACAATCCACCTGGCATTACTCTTGCTATGTCTGGATTTTCTTTTGGGTTATAATGAAATTGTCCCATTGTATCGTCGTCTGTATTTCCTATACGTCTACAATAGTCAACTAGTTGAGGTTGTGTTAAATTTTGTTCATGATGAAATGTATATCCATCTTTTAATACTTGTTGAATTTCTGATTTTAATTCTGAATCTGTATATTCTAATACTTGTACAGTCATTGATAACACCCTTTACTATGCTTTAATTACTTATTATTTCTTCCAACGATCATCACGTTTATTGTATGCTTGAACAACTCTATCAATAATAATTGCTAAAGCAACTATTGACAATCCACTTATAACACCTAATCCTAAAAATTGATTTCCAACAGCGTTCATAACTTGTGACCCTAACCCTCTAACACCAATCATTGATGCTATTACTACCATTGCCAGTGCCATCATTATTGTTTGGTTAATACCACCAAAAATTGTTGCTCTTGCTAACGGTAATTCAACAAGAGCTAAAATATGTTTAGCTCGTAATCCTAATGCTTCTGCTGTTTCTATTAAATCTTTATTAATTTCTCGAATACCGATATTTGTAAATCTAATTACTGGTGGCATAGCATAAAAACATATAGCAATTAAGCCAGGAACTTTGCCAAGTCCAAATAACATTATAACAGGAATTAGATATACAAAACTAGGAATAGTTTGCATGAAATCAAGCATAGGTAAAATTATAGATTGTGCTTTATCTTTTTTTGCCATTAGTATTCCGAGAGGAATACCAAATGTAACACAAATAAATGTAGATACAGAAACTATAGCTAAAGTTCTCATGGTATCATCCCACATACCAACTAAACCTATAGCTATAAAGGCAGTCAATGATCCTAAAATTATTTTCCAGTTTTTAGTAAGAACCCATATTAATAATCCTACTACTAATAAGAATACATAATATGGCGTTGCTAATAATAATTTTTCAAACCAAATAAGAAAATAGAGGAGTGGGGAAAGAAAGTCTTGGAAACTTTCTCCCCACGTACTAGCAAATTCTCTAAACGTACTGTCAATAAATTTCTTAATCGCTACTATGTTACTCTTTTCCAATGATGGAAAATTACTCATAGCTATTAATCAAGTGTTACGTTCAAGCCTAGCTTTTCAGCCGCCTCCGGCGTTACCCATTTAGACCAAGTTTCTTTATGTGATTTAAGAAACTCTATAGCAACGTCAGTTGGTGATGCTTGATTATCATTAGAATATATTAATAAAGTGTTTAATACATCACCTGGCATTTGCCTTTTAGATAGATAAACCATTACATCTGGATGAAGACCCGATGTAACTACTGTGGCAATAATTGTTTCTGGATATGCTGATGGCTTTGGTCCAATACATTCATCATCAGGTAATGTTATACACTCCCAATTTTCTTGTCCAGCGAATTCAGTTTCAAAAGGAAGTTTTGACAATCCTAATTTACCTACTAATAATGTTGGTGACCAGTAATAACCGAAAAAGTTTTCCTTTTTAGTTACAGCACCAGTCCAAGCGGCATCTAAACCTACACCAGATCCAGGGTTAATAAGTTTCCAGCCTTTTGCCTCCATATCAAATGCTTCGAATAAATTTTGATGTTGCATTTGACAAGCCCAGCCGTCAGGACAAATAGCAATTCCGCCTTTTGTCGCATCTTCTGGATGTGGAAATAGTTCTGGATGTTCAAGTACCTTTTCAAAAGAAGTTAATTCCGGATGTGCTTCTAACACATAATCAGGAACATAAAATCCTTCACCAGCACCTTCAATAACTCCTATACTTGCTGTAAGTAATTTACCTTCAGCTACAGCTTCGTCATATCCAGCACCTAAAAATGAAGTCCAAGCTTCACTAAAAATATTAGGTGACTCTGTGGCTAACATTGACGTAATAGTAGCTTCAGTTCCACCTGGAACTATTTCTACTTTATGTCCATAGCCTATTTTAAGTATTACAGTATCAATATGAGCCAATATCGTTCCCGATGGCCAATTGAGTTCTGCTATTTTAATTTCGTCAGCTTTTGCTTGTGCTGTAAATAACCCGGCTGTTGAAACCATAGATATAAACAGCATACTGACTATAATTAAGAAACGTTTAATGTGTTTGCTAGTCATTTCTTTCTCCTTTAGTTAACGTTAACGTCATTATTGTAACTGGTAAAACCGTTTTCTTTAGTAACGGTAAGCACGTTGTTTACTCTACCAGCAAGTTCATCTCTATGTGAGATAAGCCATATGCTTTTCTTTCTTTCTCTTGATATCTTTTTCAAAACAGCAAGAGAGCTTTCAACTCCAGAGGTGTCCATGCCTGAGTCAATCAACTCGTCGATAAACAACAAGTTTATAGGTTGGTATAGATTTTCCCAAACATCGCGGAAAGACCAACTTAATGCTAATATCAATCTATTCCTCTCACCTCTGGATAAGTTATCAAAGTCAAGATCGCGACCTAACTCGGTGATCTCAATTGATAAATCATTTTGGAATATCACTTTATGTGGTAATCCAATCTTGTCAAGATAGTATGTTAATCGTTTATTTAAGAATGCTAAATTCTGTTCAATAATACGTTTACGAACAAAACTATCTTTACTTGTTAGTAACTTGTATAAAAATTCTTGGTGTTCTTTTACGTTATTTAACTGTTCTAATACATCAAACGAGATCTCTTGAAGACCAGACTCTTCCATTTCAGTTATTTGTTCATTATAGGTATTTTCTTCTGCTTGTTTATTTGTCAATTGATCTTCAAGAGTTGTTAACGTACTTTTATGATTGTGTGCTTCTGTGGCACTTTCATAAAAAGTTTCTGGTCGTTTACCAATATCAACTCTTAATAAAATTTGTTCAGCAACTCTATTATTTGCATTTTCTAATTCTTTTGTTATATCTTTTTGTTCTTTCTGAAGATTTTTTAATTTTTCTTTATAATCTTTTAAATGTTTAATGTCTTGACCACAACTATCACAAGTATGATTTTCAACAAGTTTTAGACTGTCAGCAATTTTTTCTGATTCTTTAATAAGTCTATCTACTGCTCGTTCACTACTAGCTACCTCGGTCTCTAATAACGATTGTTCGTTTTTAAGAGTCATAAAATCATTTAATTGCTCATGTTGTTTTAATTCAGCATCAATGTCTACATCACCTAAATCAGCAATCGCTTTTTCTAATTTTTGTACTTGCTCGTCTTTACTATCTTCCCATAACTTACTTCTACGTTTAAGATTTTCTATTTGTTCTTTAATATGAGCATTTGCTTGTTCAACACCTTGTATTCTATATTCTTCTTCTTTAGCATCATCTCTATTTTTCTTCATCTGTTCTTTAAGTTTCTCAGATTTTTCACTTAATAAAGTAATACCTAATAGTTGCTCAATAATAGCACGTTGGTCATTATTTTTAAGTGCTAAAAAAGGTTCCGTGTAAGTGTTCAGTGCCACAACGTGTTTAAACATTTCGTGACCCATTTCAAGTAAACGATTTATTTCATGTTGTGTTTCTCTACTATCACCTTGAGCATTATCTTCTGCTTCTTGCTCTTGCTCATCAATATAAAATTTTAATAAGTTAGGTCTACGCCCACGTTCAATTTTATACTTCTTATCATTCTTTTCAAATTCTAAACAAACAAGCATATTCTTGGCGTTTGTTTTATTAATTAAATTGTCAACTCTAATCTTAGTAAGTGCTTGTCCGTATAAAGCATAACTTAAAGCATTAATGATTGTTGTTTTACCAGTACCATTTCTAGCACCTGTATCATCACCACCTAAGTCTAAGTTCTCTCCGAGTACAAGTGTTAAATCATCTCTATTGAAATCTATTGCCTGTGTGCTGTTACCCACACTCATAAAGTTCTTGACTGTAATACTGTTTAAGTTAAACATTAAAGGTCCCTGTAAATTTCTCTTAAAAGATCTTTATCATAAAAATCACTTTGTACAGCATCAAGTTGACTATAAACAATACTGTCTACTGATTCAAAATTAATTTCTACTGTCTCATCAACATTTGTATCTTCTAACTTTTGTTGTATTAAACTCAATTCACGTATAGGATATTGTTCCATAAAGTTTTCTCTTATAAAATTAGCTTCTTCATAACTAATTTCAATATCAAGCATAACTCTAGCATACGTTTTTGGTAACAAATACTCTTCAGGTTTATCTAACAGTTGTCCTAACTTTAATGTTTTATACTTTGGAGCATCTGGCCATGCTGTATACTTGGGTTCTTTACCCCATTCTAAAGTCATTATACCACGCTCGTCATCCCAAGCATCTGAGTAATTGTGTGGGAAAGCATTACCAATATATGTAATGTTTCCTCTTGTTTGTCTTTTATGAAAATGTCCACTAAAGGCGTGTTCGACACCACCAAAGTCTTTGTCATGTAGTTCACCAACATCGGGCATTTGTACCATGGCATTCATATAAAAGTGAGGAAGCTCTAGGTGTCCAAACATATATTTGGCTTTTAATTTTTTAATACTTTTATGTTCGTCACCTACTAGCCATGGTACGATCGCCACGTCACCATCTACAGTAACGTCGTTGTAAATTTTTATATTTGAATAATTTTTAATCCAAGCAATTGAATTAAAATCTCGTTTATCACGATAATATTCATCATGATTTCCTGGAATGAAAATCATTTTTTCGAATGCTTTACTTAAAGCATCGATGGCTTTAATACTATAATTGAGTGTAGCAACATTAATTGCCGCCCTGTGATGGTGCCAATCGCCGAGGAATATACAAGTCTCACAGTCTTGTTCTTTACCTTGTTCAATAGCCCAATTAACGAAGTCTATACAGTCATCATTAAACAACGATGAATTGGACTTATTACCAAAATGAATGTCTGTAAAGGCTAATGCCTTTTTAAATAAATTTGCCATATACCAACCTTATTATGACTATTATACATTAACAATAATAGCTTTGTCAATCTTTTTCCTAGGAAGAATCCAAAATATTTCCATTTAGTCACGAACCTTTGGCCAAGCATCTTTTTTGATACTAACCACAGGTCCATTATTCTCACCTGGTTTCATTTTCCCAGATTTAATTTCATTTTCTGTTTGTCTTGTAAAGCTAGGCATTAAACCTGCTTCTTCAAGAATATCATCTCTAATAATTTGATTACGTTTTTCTAAATTTAAAACTCTTGTAAAACTATTTGTAATAGCCGCTGTATAATAAGCAAATGGGTTTTGTGATTTGGATTCGTCGAATTGTAATCCAATTTGACTTAATTGTAATAGTGCTGTACTTCTCATTTCATCATTGTAAGTATAGCCACGCCAGTTAGATCTAGTAGCATAACGTTCACATAATTTTATAAACATTTTAGCTAATTCGTTATTAATAGCACCATGCTCTTTATTAAAGAATCCATTTTCCATACCACCTTCCCAGTGACTTTTACCAATAATTATTAGCTCACCTTCTTCATTAAAGCGATAATGTTGATATGGTGGAAAGTTACATCGGACGTGTCGGTCAGCTATTGTTTTTGGGTTTTTCTTTCTACCTGGTTCTTCCGGTATATGCTCAAAAGTCATAATACGGAACACTACATCTGTTTTAAGAATTTTCTTCCAATCAACAGCAAATTCGGCTTGTTTTACTTTTTGTCCATCTTCGATGGCGGCTGTATAAGCCAATTTTGCTTGTCTATCTGCCCTATTACGTTTGGCTTCGGCTGTAGTTCTGATGTTTATTCTATCGATTGATGGCAAAATGATATCATATTGACTATCAGTTTCAGGATCAACATATGAACTATAACTATTTTTACTATTCGCGATCTCTTTTAAGAGGTCTCTATTATTTAAATATTTTTTTCTCATAAATGTTTTCCTTTTATTATATACCCATATAATAACACATATAAATACAAAGAGCAAGACAAAAAAAGGAAATAATTAGTAATGGCAATTCATAACAGGACAAACCCACACGTTGGAGTAAGTCACCCCGACAACTACGGAGCATACGTTACTGACGATGCTACTGGCAAAATAACTTGGCGTAATACTGGCCAAGGAGGCGGTCGCGAAGGCGGTCATGCTAACGTACACGGCGGTGCCGCGAGTTCTGGGTATAAAGAATTTAGAGGAGAAGGCGAAGGTAATTCAAAAACTGATAAAAAACCTATATCATCTAAAAATCTTAATACTCTTATCACTGATTTCTTTTCCAATTTTAGACAGCAAAATTTACGAAGTACAGTTCCTGCTGGTGCTGAAGTACCAAAAAGAACAAGGGGAAAAATAACAGATAACCGAGTAAACGACACACATGAAAGAAGGGTAAAATTATCTCTCCCTGATGGTTTGAGACGTTTTTACAATGCTGACAACGGTGAAGAAGCTGGATTATTAAAACCATTAATTGAAAGTAGAGGAATAATTTTTCCTTATACTCCTCAAATTATTATGAATAATACAGCCGTTTATAATTCGCGTTCCCCTGTACATACTAATTATCCCTTTCAAATGTATTCTAACTCACAAGTGAGTACAATTAACTTACTAGTACAATTTACAGCTCAAAACGCCGAAGAGGCAAGATATGTTTTAGCTTGTATAACATTTTTAAGACTAGTAACAAAGAGTTTTAGAAACAATGATCCAGATGCTGGATCACCTCCTCCAGTATTACGATTATCAGGACACGGTAAAAATTTAATACCAAGGGTACCAGTAGTTGTACAAGACTTTGCTTTAACATTGCCTAACAATGTTGATTATATAACTATTGACGATAATCCATTACATGATACTGACAGAAGTTTTGCTTTACGAGCCATGGATAGAGCAGGTAAAGAAATGGCTGTTGACAGGGTTCCAACAGTAACAGATATTTCTGTTACAATGATGCCTGTATACAGCAGAATGCAACTTGCTGATTATGATGTCCGAGATATAGTTTCAGGAGGATTGTTAGGTAACCCAGAAGGATTCTTATAATGGCTGATTACTCACAAACTAGTCCTTATTACTCTACATCACAAATAAAACAAGAACTTCAAGTTTTAAATTATAGAGATATACCACACGAAGCTGATGACTTGTCTTACGAGATAACAGCAGAATTTAATAATAGACCCGACCTATTAGCATACGATCTTTATGGAAATGCTAGTTACTGGTGGGTTTTTACAAACAGAAACCCTGATGTTCTAAAAGATCCAGTATGGGATTTCACAACAGGAAAAGTTATTTTTTTACCAAAGAAAAGTTCTATTAAAGAAGTACTAGGAACATAAAATGGCAGATAAAGCCTACCTATCATCAAAAGATTACACAGGTCATTATTCTAACATTGATAAACTTAATGCTGGAAGTATGACATTGAGTGCTGTCCAATTTGCTAATCCTAATATACCTATATACAAAGACGGTGTAACTGGCAAGTATACAGGTAGTCCGACAGCTAATTATCCAAAAGATATTAAAACTTGGTATAATACAAATTCTGCCAACGATGTTCTTGGTAAAAAATATATAGGACAATGGCCTTATAATGGTAATGGATCACTTACAAAAGCAGGTTATGAAAAATTTAAATCTGAAGTTGTAATTAATAAACCAGTAGCTGTTGATAGGGCTCTTTACGCCACTGAAAACAGAAAACCTGCTACTTCTAATGTAGTTCATGACATAGCACAACTAGATTCTGATATTAGAGATTCTCGAATAAAAGCAACAATGCTAATATCACATCGATTGAAGATGACAGAAAAGTTTACCACTTCGGGCTCACCAAATGCATTTAAGCCAGAAACTACATATATTGAGAAACAATATTATAATGCTTTAAACTTGGCTATTAAAGCCACAGCTTCAATTACTAAAGTAGGTGGTATTGAAAGAATTGAAAGACAAAAAGATCCTGAGAACAAAGTATTTTCATCTTATAATAAACTAGTATCATCTGTTACTGAAAAAGGTAAGGATGTACCTCCTAAAAATCTTACAGCTGAAGAACTTGATAGTTCAGTACCACAGCCTGGAGAAGTAATAGAACATTCAGGACAATCTAACGAGTCAGAGGCAACTTTCGCCGCAAAATTAGAAGTAGCCAAAAGTGCTATTAATGACTCATCTGAAATAATAAAATCTATGAAAGACGCTAGTACTACAAGCGTCGCTATTACTACAGACGGTTTCCCATTTAGTGGAAACACAAAACCTACAGTTGTCGAAAGTGAAGTTGTTGATAAAAGTGATCCAAAAAACACTCAAAGTAAAACTGGCAGTACTGTATCAACTATAAAGAAAGAAAAGATGTTTGACAAATGGAGACAACACCCAGGTGGTACTCCAAGAGATAATATGCTACATTATTTTGCTAGTTATAATACACAATTTGATTTATTCTTAATGAACCCAACTGATTATAATCATATTAATCAAAGTATAGCTATTGACAAATGGAACGAACAATTATTTTTTGATTTTACAAAATTACCAGAAAGATTATTAATAAGTTCTTCCGGTGTTAGAACCGACCATACAAAAAAAGGATCATCTAGTAATAGGTATTTTGCTGATAGAGATTATTTTATTGATAATGTAGCTGTCGAAAGTTATGTAGCACCAGGTAAAAAAAGTGGCGGTGCCAAATATACTAATTGTAATTTAGAAATATTCGAACCATATGGTTCGACACTATTAGAAAATTTAATTAGAGCAACAAATGATTCACCAATCGAAGGTGAATCATATATAGATATGCCGTATATGTTAAGAATTAAATTTAACGGGTATGACGAAACTGGTGAAAAACTTAATACACGAATACCAACAAAAGCTAACGAATTACCACCAAATATGAGAGGTGAAACTGTTTACAGTCAAAACGATTATGGTGTAAAATACTTAATGTTAAAAATTGGTAAATTTAATTTTAAAGTATCAAATGAAGGAACTACTTACCAACTCGAATTTTATAATTATAATTCTTTTGCTCTTGAAGATTATGGGGGAATGGTTTCTTCCAACCTTCAAGTTAATTCAACAACATTAGGACAATTTTTTGGTTTATATTCTGGAGGAAACTCTGATAATTCCAATCCAGATATCCATGGTAATGGTATTACAGCATATAGTTACGAAACACAACACTATGATAACCAATTTGGTTATGTTCAAAGTGTTAAAAGCACACCAGCAAAAAAGATAGCTGGACCTATTCAAGGTGTTGGCGACACTCCACAATACGACACTCAAAGATATTTACAAGGTATACCTGTAAAAAGTTATAGTGATGTTAATGAAAAAGGTGAAATATTAAATAGCGATACTGGAGCATGGGTTAAACCAGACGGAATGGGACATAGATATCAAGAAGGGCCACCTTCAGTGCGAGAGAATCCTGATATTAATTCTTTTAAACCAAAAACACTTGTAAAGAAAGGAACGACCCAGAGAAGTTTTGATGCTATTTTAAATAGCATTGAAGCAGAAAAATGTGTACCTGATCCGAAGACTGGCTATCAAGCCCAAGAATATGCTGACACATATAATTTTAAATTTAAAGAAGGTTTGTTTGACCGTACATTTTTAGATAAAAGAATAGCAAAACCAGATTCTTTTGATATAAATCATGTACCTGTTTTTAATAATTTAGTTAAAGCGACATCTCCGTACATAGCTAATTGGACTTTTGGAATGCAAGAAGGATTTGAAACAGCATTTCAAATACCAGCCGGTAAATCGATTATGGAAGTTATTCATGCTGTTATTAGTTCTAGTACATTTATGACTGACCAAGTTGAAACTGTAACAATGTCAAATGTAGGACGAGGAAATAATATAAAACAAGACATGACAATAGTTGATTGGAAAGATACAAAGGATCAACCTATTATAGCTTATAAAGTTACACCTATTGTCCATATTGGTAAATGGGATAGGATAAGAAAAACATATCAAAAACATTACACTTACATTATAGCTTTATGTGAATTACAAGGTGAAACTGAAACTGATATGGGGAAATATGCTGTTACTGATGTTTGTAAGCAATATGATTATATGTACACTGGTACAAACAGAGATGTGTTAGAATTTGATTTAAACTTTGACGCCGCTTATTACGAAACTAATGTTATAGGTGGTTGGACATCTAAACTAGCAGGACAAACATCAGCTGAAAAAACTAAAAAAGCAACGCTTCAAAGAAATGCTGATGCTTTCGCAAGTGCTTTTGTAACATCAACTAAAAATGTTAGAACAAATCAAACTAGATGGATGCCTGGTAGTGCTAGTGATTTCCAAGTTGTAAAAGCACAAAATCTTATGACAAGAATATATAATACTGGTGCTGATAGACTAGCAGGCGAATTAACAATAATTGGCGACCCAGATTTTATTGTACAAGACGAAGGATTTAATCTCGAAGCTTTTGCTAATCATTATAGTCCAAACGGTAGTATAAGCACACACAAACAACCTATTATTTTAATAAACTTTTTAACACCAATTGACATTAATTCTAAAACAGGTACTATCTTTAATCCTAACGATTTAGCAAGTGAAGGACCGGCCGGACGGTACGGTACACAAAAACCTTCAACATCAGTCTTTAGTGGTTTTTATAAAATTATGAATATAACATCTGCGTTTGAAGGCGGTACTTTCCAGCAAGTATTAAGGTTAGTACGAGTACAAAACCAAGAATATGATTATCCTGAAGGAAAATTAAGAACAGCAATGGGAGATGGTGCTGTAACTCAAAGCCCATTTAAACACGGCGTAACACATGACAAATCATTACTACGACAATTAGATAACACACCTTTAACTGACGACGAAAAAGCCGCCAATAAAATTGCCGCTGAAGAAAGATTAAAAATGCATCAACACAATATCAAACATGGCTATGATAGGAAAGCTGTTTTAAATTATGGAAAACAAAAACCTAAACTTTCTGACGCTACTACCACAAATGTTAAGTGGACGGAAGGACCAGCTAGTCAATATAAACGCGAATTACCAATAACTCAAATTCAGTCTAGCAAATCTAATGTAACTGGAGTTCTACCTCCAGGGCTAAAAGATAAATTAAAAAAAGGTAATCAGTCCTAATGGCAAAGTATATTTTTAGAACAGATCCTAAAATGGCTGGCTCTAATTATAGAGCAGGAGAATTACCAGCTGGCCCATACATAGCAGAAGTAATGGCTATTGGCGACCCAACAAAAAATAATAGAGTTGCTGTTTCTATAATAGACCAAGACAATTCTGTTAGTAAAGATGATCCTGCCACATGGATTGATGTTACTATTGCTTTACCTCATTATGGTGCTGTACCTCATACGACAGGAAGATCTAGTAGATCAAAAGACGAACACGACGGTGGTACTAGTTATGGACTAACTATATCAGAACCTGATGTTGGTACAAATTGTCTAGTTACTTTTGCTAACGGTGACAGGTCACAAGGTTACATTATTGCTTTTATTCCAAACCCATTTCAAAGTGCTACAACTACAGGCAGAGGTATTGCTGTAGATAAAGAGCTAATAGCATGGACTGACTACGATAAAGAAGAATGGTTTAACAGTGGTAAACAATTTCCTATCATAGAGAAAAACCTAAAAGCCGCAGATAAACCAAATTATTCTACTATTACAAAATTAAAATACGGCTTTGATAGACTTATGTCTAGAATATTGTATGCTCAAGGATTATTATTTGATACTATTAGAGGTGTAACAAGTACTAGTACTGCCAGACAAGCACCTAAGGGTATGATTGGTATGTCTACACAAGGACGTAAACTACCAGACCCAGCTGACGATTCAGAGCTATTAGAAAAATATCAAAGTAATCCATACGGATTATCAACAAGTGAATTAGATATAACATCAAGAAAGCCAGGACATTCTTTTATAATGGATGATGGTGAAATTAGTGGATCAAATGATTTAATTAGATTACGTTCGGGTACTGGGCATCAAATATTATTACATGATACAAAAGGCTTACTTTATATTGCTAACGCTTCAGGAACATCATGGATTGAAATGTCTAAGAGTGGTAAGATTGATATATTTGCTGGAGACTCGATGAGCATTCATACACATGGAGATTTAAATTTAACAGCCGATAGAAATTTTAATTTAACAGTTGGTGAAGATGTTAATATTTCAGCTAGTGGTAAAGTAAAATCACAATCTGGTAAAGGTACACATTTAACAGCAGGTGAATCTATAAGAACAAATGCTGGAACTAGTACAACAATTAATAGTGGCACATTTATGGCCAACTATGCTGAGACAAATCAAACAATGATTGCTCAAGGAACTACTAACGTTGTAAGTAAAGGTATTCTATCACTTCATGGTACAGCAAATATAGGTATAGAATCATTTGGTGGGAATGTGTTAGTTAAAGGTACAGAAATACGATTTAATGATTCTAGTGAAGATCATTGGCCGGATAAACATTCAGCTGATATTCCATTAGAAGCAACAACATCATCAATAACAGCTAGAATACCTCAACATGAACCATGGGACCAACACGAAGATTTAGATCCTATTGCTTTTACTAAAGCCGAAACAGCGGCAGGATCAGAACAACAAAGTGTATTCATAGACGGTAGCGGTACAGTACAATATTCAAAAGGTAACAAAACAGGACCGCAATAGGAGTATAATATGTCAGAAGAAGAAGATTCAAAAAAAGAAGAAGTTAGAGTAGCAGTTCCTAGAACAACAGACGCAGAAGAATGGCCGTCTTATATTATATCTACTCCAACAGAAATTTATAGACCTATGACTGCTAATGAAACAACTTTTGTTACTAGTACAAGTGTATCATTAATGAGTTCTGCTAACACTAATGACGAAACAGGCATTATTGGAAATGGTGATGTTCCACAATTTGGCCACATACCAGAACTAGTTACACCTGGCGAGAGTGGTAGTGTTAGATCAAATAGTAACATGGCTCTTTGGGCTGAAGAAGTTAAAAAAGAAGAGGAAGAAGAAGGCACAGGTATAACCAAAGCAAAATTTAAAGAAAATGTAACACTTGCTTCAATATCAGGTAAAGTAGCAGACCCTTCTTTTGCTTCAAGTGATTTAGATAACGTATTAACAGGATATTTAGGACAAGCTAAAGGTGGTGCTTGGAAAGAAAAAGCAACTACTTTAAATCCTTCCGGAGTTAACGGTGGTGCTAATATTGACAACCTTCATGTATGGTGTAAATTAGATCCTGAAAAGGGATGGCCGTGGTGTGCTAGTTTTGTTAGCTGGGCACTTGACCAAGCCGGCATAGCATCAATGAGAACTGCTAGTAGTCAAGCATGGCGAGGTTATGGTGTAGAAGTTGGCGTCGGTGATTGGTCTAAAGTGAGATGGAATGATCTTGTTATTTTTAGTTATGGCGGTGGAACAGGACATATTGGCTTTTATAGAGGATACAATCAACTAACTAGAAGAGTTAATATTTTAGGTGGAAACCAAGGCAATGATTTAAACATTAAAAGTTTTGGTATAGGAAAAGTAACATCTATTAAACGTAACTGGATTCCATTTTCAGATGTAGAAACATATATTGAAAAAGATGCCCCTAAAGGTGGCGGTTATGAGGATACAAGATAATGGCCTTAGTAGCAAGAATGGCAGGATCAGGGGATACAGTTTTTACAACTCATCCTATTTGTATTGTTCCTGGTGTTATTATGACATTAACAGGAAGTAGTGATGTGTTTGTAGCAGGACACGGAGTTCATAGAAACCTTGATTTAAATACACCACATACACATTGTCCACCTGTATATTCTACACCTATAGTAACAAGTAGCCCAACTGTTTTTGCTAATGGAAACGGACTAGCAAGAGTTGGTGATGTTTATTCCTGTAGTGCCGTTGTCTTAGCGGTAACACAATCTACAGTTTATTCAGGATAACTTTGTTGTAAAAATACAACAAATGTTGTAAAAATACAACAACTATAATTCTTCTCTGTTTGTAGAGGCTTCCCAAGCCTTACTATGTAAACCACCCCCACACATTTTCCGACATTCGTAAGTACATAACTTGTGGCTCGGATCCTTCCACGTTAAAGGTAAAATACTTTGAAAGTACTCATGATAAAATATTTCTTCTGCTGTATGTTTTTCTAAATTATTCCAACCCACACCATATTCTTTTTCTAACTTATTATAGTGTGTCATATCTTCTTGTTTTGTTGCCGCGATATGATTACAGGGCCATAAATTCATTTCACTATCGATATACATCATACGTTGTTCTTTAAAATCACAAGTTATTTGTGATATGTCTGATGACTCGACAACTTCTCTATAAATTTTAGCACCTTCATCTGTAATGTTTAACTCTTTTGTTGTTTCAGATGACCTGTTATTTGCGCCTTTTCTCGCTTTTCTAACATCTGTTTCTATTGTGATTGACTCAGGTGTGTTCATTGCTAACTGTTTAGCATTCTTCTTTTCAAGTTCAGCATAGTTATATTCAAAATTTCTAGTTGAAACGTGTTTGTCAAATTGCCAAAAACCCATATCTTTTGCTATTTGTTGAGCTTCTTCGACTTGATGTTTGTTATGTTCAAATACAATCATCTTCCATCTTGCTTTACCGCCAGCATCTATATAGGCTTTAGCATTAGCTATTGTTCGTTCGTGCTTAATACCTATACGATATAACTTGTTTGTATCTTCTAAACCGTCTATACTAAATGTTATAACTTTCCGACTACCTTGCTTTTTTTCTGCTTCAGCAAAGGCTTTTCCTACTCTAGCCCAACTTTCGGGTGTTCTCATACTACCATTTGTTTCTACATCAATAATATAATTTCTTTTTGCTGTATTAATAATGATTTCTTCCCAATCCGGAGTCATAGGAGGGTCACCATGACAACCACAAAATACCATACTAACTGGATGTTCTTTAGTAGCAATATGGTCCATATCACTTAAAAATTTATTCCATTGTGGTGCTAATATATTTTTTTGACGTAACGTAGGCCTTAAAACACTAGTTCCCATGAAATGTCGTGGGCATAATGGACAGGCAACGTTACAATATGTGGATGTTTCCACCTGAAAAATATCTATTTTCCTAAAATCAAACATATAATTATATACTCACTTAATGATTACGATAAATATTTATATGAGTACTTACAGAGGATTTTCAACTATTGGCAACGAATTTAAAACAGTTACTACAACTGATTTTGAATTAGCAAAACGTGACCTTATGAATAACTTTAATGTTAGAAAAGGTGAACGGGTGATGAGACCAGAGTTTGGATGTGTTATTTGGGATATGTTATTTGAACAACTTACAGAGGCCGCTCATTCTACAATTATTGATAATGTTACAGCAATAGCATTATCTGACCCAAGATTGGACGTAGTGAGTGTTTTACCAACAACATACGAGCACGGGATTCAAATATTAATATCATTAAGATATGTACCAACAGACCAAGTTGAAAGTATGCTGTATACATTTAACCAAGATGCGGCTATAGTTGTAGCCAACGAAGTAGACGAAGATAAAGTACAGTAATAGGACAAGGACATATGGCAAATAGTACAAGGCAAACAAATTTATTCGTAAGTGAAGATTGGAAGAAAATTTATCAAACTTTTAAAAGTGCTGACTTCCAGAGTTACGATTTTGAAACATTAAGAACTACAATGATATCATACCTTAGGAAACAGTTTCCTGAGGACTTTAACGACTTTATTGAAAGTTCAGAATATATTGCTCTTATTGACCTAATTGCTTTCTTTGGCCAAAGTTTAGCATACAGACAAGATTTAAATGCTAGAGAAAACTTTTTAGAAACAGCACAAAGACGAGATTCTATTTTAAGATTAGCACATTTATTATCATATCAACCAAAACGAAATATAACTTCCGCTGGATTATTAAAAGTTGTTAGTATTAATACAACAGAAGAAGTGTATGATTCAAATTTAAACAATTTAAGTGAGCGTACAATATTTTGGAATGACCCTGTTAATTCTGATTACGAAGAACAGTATAATACAATACTTAATGCGGCACTGGCGTCAGCACAACGTATTGGCAAACCAGCATTAGAAAAAACAATTGGTAGTATTAAAACACAACAATACGAACTTTCTCTTATACCAGGCACACAACCTTACTTGCCATTTTCAGCTACTGTAAATTCAGGTGATATGACTTTTGAATTATGTAACGGAACATTTTCCGGTACAGAATTTATTTACGAAAAAGCACCAATACCTGGATCAACATATAACTTACTTTATAGAAGTGACGGTAGAGGTAACGACTCAGCTAACACAGGATTCTTTGCTTATTTTAAACAAGGAACATTAGGCCAATCCGATATTCAACTTACTAGTGGATTACCTAATATTACATATGATATTAATGTTGGTAATATTAATAATACTGATGTTTGGTTATTTGAAGTTGATGAAAACGGAAATTTAGGTTCTCAATGGACGCAAGTTCCGGCGATTGCTGGATCGAATGTTATCTATAATAGTTTAAGCCAATTAAACAGAAAATTATATGCTGTTGAATCAAGAGTAGGTGATCAAATTAAATTAGTTTTTGGTGATGGCGTATTCGCAGATATTCCAAAAGGAAGATTTAGATGTTATCACAGGTCAAGTAACGGCTCTTCTTATTCTATAAAAAGTAGCGACATTCAAGATATTTCATTAAGTTTTAACTATGTTAGTAGAACTAATCAGCAAGAAACAATGACTCTAACATTCAGTTTACAACAAGGTGTTAATACAGCATCTAGTACTGAATCAATGGGCAAAATTAAACAATTGGCCCCACAAGCCTATTATACACAAAACAGAATGATTAATGGTGAAGACTACAACATTTATCCATTAACAAAATTTACAAATATTATTAAATCAAAAGCTGTTAATAGAGCATCAAGTGGTATTAGTAGATTCTTAGATGTTAAAGATACTACTGGTAAGTTTTCTAGTACAAATATTTTTAGTGATGATGGTGTATTTTATAAAGAATATACAAATAAAAAAGATACATTTAGTTTCTCTAATGACAACGAAATTATTAGTGTAATTAAAAATACAATAGAACCAAATATAGCTAGTAAAGAAATGTATCATTTTTATTTAGATAAGTTTGCTTCAAAAGAATTTACAACTACAGCTAAATGGGTACAGGTTTCAAAAACATCAAATACAAGCACTGGTTATTTTGTTGACGAAGATGATAATGTGTTACAAATAAGTGATACATCAAATCTTAATCAATACTTGGCACTTAACAGTATGATTAAGTTTATTCCTACAGCAGGTTATCACTTTATGAAAAATGGTACACAAATGTTAGGAACAGACACAGGACATTTAGGAGCAACAAGCGAAACATGGTCAACGATTACTATTTTAGATAATAACGGTTTAGGTAAAGAAGGAAATGGAAAATCATCTGACGGTGTTGGTGCTGTAACACTTAATGAATTAATACCAACAGGTGCTATAGTTGAAAGAGTGTTTCCAAAATGGGTTAGTGATTTACCTACGACATTAGAAACAACAATTAAAAATAATATTAAAGAATACAAAGACTTTGGTTTAAGATACGATTATTCAACTAGCACATGGTATATTATAACTTCTGACAACCTTTCCGTTGATGCTGAATATAATGATAATAACACAGGGTCAACATCTAATGCTAAATTAGATGCTAGTTGGTTAGTACAATTTACTACCAATGGCGAAACATACACTACAAGAAGTAGACAATTAGATTATTACTTCTCAAGTAGAGAAGAAACTAGATTTTATTTTGATAAAGCTGTTAAAATTTATGATAGTGTATCAGGAAAAACAATTAGAGATAGATGTACAGTATTAAAAATTAACAACAAGCCAAGCGACAATAGTCCTTTAGAAAGAGATTATGCTTTAGATATTGTTGACATGGTTACTGAAACTGATGGCTATAAAGATAATACAAAAGTTAAAGTAACATTCGGTGATGCTGATAACGATAGTGTAACAGACAATCCAGAAATGTTTAATAGAATTATTGGCACAGATGACCCTAACGGTACAGCGTCTAACAGAAAACTTGTATTCTTTAAAAAGTATTTAGATTATGATAACATTGAACGATACCAACCAATCGCAGATGACGTTGTTAACCATGATTATAAAACAGAAGCAGAAGTAGAAGCTGTAAAAGATTTATACCAAAATCAACAAGTATTTTATACTACTAGTGATAAAAAGTTTTGTAAAATATTTTTAGATAACAATGTTTTATCAAAAACAATTGGTGTCCCAGCCGGAACAGAAATACCTGCTACTTATATTACTGGCAGGGCTCCAAATGCATATAAAGTTTATATTGGTCGAAGTGATTTAAAATTCCAATACAAACATAATGCTCCGAATAACAGACGTATTGATCCTAGCCCAAGTAACTTAATCGATATGTATATATTAACACAATCGTATGCTGACTCATATAAATCTTGGTTATTAGATGCTACAGATAGTTACATTAAACCTAATGAACCAACGTCAGAAACTTTGAGAAGTTCTTATAGTACAATTGAAACATCAAAAAGTATTTCAGATACTATAATATATCATTCAGCTAAATTTAAACCATTGTTTGGAGCTAAAGCTGAGAAAAATTTACAAGCAACTTTTAAAGTTGTAAAAAATACAGCCTTAGGCGTAAGTGATAGTGAAATAAAATCAAATGTGATTAATGCTATTAACAATTATTTTGTAACAAGCAACTGGGACTTTGGCGATACTTTTTACTTCTCAGAATTAAGTGCTTATCTTCATGGTGTATTAGCACCAGAATTAAATTCAGTTGTTATTGTTCCTAAAAGTACATCACAAGTATTTGGTAGTTTATTCCAGATCCGTAGTAACTATGACGAAATATTAGTTAGTGGTGCTACAGTTGACGATGTAGAAATAATCGACAGTATAACAGCAAGTAAGATCCAAGCAGGTGGTTCTATAGCAACATCAGATACAATAACAGACACTACCTCTTCAGCGGTATCGAGCGGGGGATATTAAAATGAAAGATCAAATAATAATGTTATTGATAGGAATTCTAATCGCTTTAGGTGGTTGGAACCTAACACAAACATTTAGTCTATCAACTACTCAAGCAGTAATTGACGACAAGGTTGATAAGTTAGAAAGACTTACTGAGAAGTTATTAGACCAGATGGACGATATGAAAGACATGGATGAAGAAATTGTTGAACAGCATCAGGACTTATTTGAACAACTTAGAAATAATCCATCAAGTACACCAAGCCCAGGATACAATTACTAATGGCAAAAAGAAACACAAGTTCATTTCTACCACAAGCATATCAAACAGAACGTAATAAAAAGTTCTTAAGTGCTACACTAGATCAGTTAATGTCTAGTTCAAATCTTACCCGTATGGACGGGTTTGTCGGGAGAAAATATGCACCGAGTTTCAAAGTTAAAGACAATTACTTAACAACTACTGGATTAAGAAGAAATTATCATTTAGAACCTGCTATTGTTACTAAAAAAGATTCTACTATTGATAGCATTGTGGATAGCAATGACGTTGGGTCTGTAGTAACGTACGACGACTTACTTAATAAGTTAAAAGACGAAGGCGTTGATATAACAGACCATAGTAAGTTATTTGGACAAGAGTTTTATAATTGGGCAGGATTTATAAACTTTGATACTCTTGTAAACTACGGTAGTTACTATTGGTTAAAAGATGGCCCAAATAGTGTTTCCATTACAGGCGGCGATATTAAAATGTCAGGCGAATGGAACATTAAGTATAACGACGAACTTAATAGATACAACGTAACAGAATTAGAAGGGATTAATCCAACTATATATCTAGCACGTGGTGGTGTATATACTTTTGAAACAGACCAGCTAGAAAATTTTTGGATTCAAACAGATCCAGGTAGTATTACAGGAACACAAGCAGAAACATCAACAAAAAGTTCTAGAGAAATTTATGGTGTTACAAATAACGGTGGCGCTCAAGGTGATCTAGAACCAGCTGGTGGTATAACATTTACAGTACCAGACGTTACAGCTCAATCATTTTATGAAAACAATCTTAATTTATTAGCAGATGTAAATCTGTTTAGTGAAGTCCCGTATAAAGATGTACAAGGACGTAGACTGGCTGACTTAATTGATCAGCACAATGGTATTGACAATCAAAGAATGCTTGTTGGTAAAACTGTTGTATTCAAACAAAACGAAGACCATAATGTAGATAACGACAACTGGACATTTAAAGCTGATTATAGTAAACATCCGTTTGATAGACTAGGCTTTGCTCAAGAAGATGGAATGGTTAAACAAGAAGAACGAGTAGGTGTTTGGAAAATAAACGAAGTTGATGGAATTTTAGTTCTTAATAAAATTAATACCGTAACATATGATGACCGAGCAAAAATTACAGAAGGTACTACTTACGGTGGTAGACAAATATACCGAGCTCAAGAAACAGAATTTGTTACTATTATTCCTGTTCTTACAGCACACCTAGATACGTTATACTATCAACATGGTAGTGACAGAACTTCTTATGGTATAATTAAGTTGGTTGATGCTGAAGCTAAAGAAATTAAAACAACAGACTTTTTAGGAAAATCACAATATACAAGTCCAAATGGTATTGTGTTTACTAATGGTTTAAAGATTACATTTGATTCTACTATTGATATGCCGGCTTATGTTGGTAAAACTTATTACGTCCAAGGAGTTGGATCTAAAATTTATCTTGTCGACACAGAATTAACAACACCAGAACTAGGAACAGATACTAAAGATTATATTACATTAACACGTGGTTCGGTTAATAAAAATGCTTGGAGTCGTAGTAATAGATGGTTTCATAAAGACATTATTACAGCAACAGCAAGTTATAATAAAACAACAGCAATATTTGACGAAAAAAATAGAGCTGTAAGACCAATTATCGAATTTGAAGCAGGGTTAGATTTATATAACTCTGGAAGCAAAGGCCACGATGGTGTTGATTTAGTAGACACAGTAGAAACAGATGCGTTATCAAACATAAACGGTGTATCTGGATACTTTGTTGATAGAGTAAGTCTATCAGCAGGTACTAAAGTTATATTCATAAAAGATAAAGATTCACAAACTAGAAAAACAATTTGGGAAGTTGGTTACGAAGATACCGACGGAGATTCAAGTGCGGAATCATTAGTATTAAAAGACTCAGGTATTATTGTTAATACTAATGACTCGGTTTACATCAATAAAGGAACAGCAGGCAAAGGAACAACATACCATTGGGATGGTACTAACTGGATTGCCTCTCAAACAAAAACTAAAATAAACCAATACCCATTGTTTAACTTATTTGACTCTAAAGGTATCAGTTTTAATAATACAACTACATACCCATCAAGTGATTTTTTAGGTAACCAATTATTTAAATTTAGTGTTGGATCAGGTTCTAATGATACTGAATTAGGATTTCCATTAAAGTATAGAACGTTTAATAACGTTGGCGATATTTTATTTGAAAATGTTTATACTGAAAAGAAATTTAACTATAAAAAATCTACTGGAATTACAAGTTTATCAACAGCAACAGGGTTGGTTAAAGTTACCGATCCATATGATAGTGCTATTACTTACAATAATGGCTGGCAAAAAAGTTTACATAATAGTAGACAATACCAACAAGTTGAATATATTGTTTCAGATATAACTCTAAAAAACTTCGACATTGGTGTAAAAGTTAAAACATCAACTAACGCTGTACCTAATATATTTGTTTACATTAATAATAAACGTACATCTAACTTTACTACATCAGTTTTAGAAGGTGTGAACATTTGTACAATAAATGATACCATCGCAATAGATGATAGTATTATTATTAGACTTATTAGTGACGCAACTTCTAAACATGGATATTATACTATTCCTAAAAATTTAGAAGATAATAGTTACAACGATAAGTTTTCTACAATTACTTTAGGACAATTACAAAATCACGTATCAGCATTAATAGATACTAACAAATATTTTACAGGTAAATTACAAGGAAGTAATAACCTAAGGGATCTTGAAAATTCAAAATCAACTGAGGGATTAATTTTACAACATAGTTCATCTATGATACTTCCAATGTTGTTAAATCAACCTGGTGATTTAAACTTCACACAAGCTCTAAGATTTTGTGGCCTTGAATATGAAAAATTTAAATCAAAGTTTTTAACAGCACTTGAAACATTAGATAACTTAGAATTAACTGATGCTCAAAAAACTGTTGATGCGATAATGGTGTATTTAAATTCAAATAAAAAAACAACATTTCCATTTTATACATCAGACATGGTTCCATATGGTGCTGACGCTACAACTACAACATATACAATTACAGATAATAGAGATAAAACATATGAAATAACATCTGTACATGATAATTCTATTCCTAGTAACAGAGCTGTATTAGTATACCTAAATGATGTACAATTATATCATAACATTGATTATACATTTGAAACAACTAGTGCCAATATTAGAATTATTAAAACTTTAACTATTGGTGATGTTTTAAAATTCATTGATTATACAGATACATTAGGAAATTATGTTCCACCTACGCCAACTAAACTTGGATTGTGGAAAAAATACAAACCTGAAATTGTAAATGACACAACTTATTCTGTAGATCAAAATATTATTGTTGGCCACGACGGCAGTAGAACAATAGCATACGGAGATACTAGAGATAATATCTTACTTGAACTTGAAAAAAGAATTTATAATAACTGTAAAACAGCATATGATGAAGATGTTTTTAACCTTGACGAATATACACCAGGGCGTTTTAAAACAACTGATTTTGCTGTAAAAGAAGTTGATGCTGTACTAGAAGACGAATTCTTACGTTGGAGTACAAGGCATAGAATTCCATATACAGAAAATACAACGTTTAACGCCAATGATTCATTTACTTGGAACTATACAAACTTTGTAGATAAACTGGAAGGAACATTATTACCACAAGGTTACTGGAAGGGTTTATACAAACATTATTATGATACTGTTGCTCCACATATAAGAGCTTGGGAAATGTTTGGTTGGTCAATAAAACCAAGTTGGTGGGAAGACCGTTACGGTGTAGGACCATATACATCTGGTAACAAAGTATTATGGGATGACGTAAGAGACGGACGCAGATACACATCAGCTGACGTTGATGATTATACTATAAATTTACTTTATGCTAGACCGTCAATTGAACTTATAATGCCAGTAGATGAACATGGTGTTTTAAAACCACCAATTGATTGTATTACTAAAAACTCAGAAGACCTATCGCCAAGTCATGCTTGGAAATTTGGAGATGTTGCTCCACCTGAATATGCTTGGAGAAATTCTAGTAGTTTTGCTTTTAGTGTAAACCATTTAATGGCACTAATTAAACCATCAGAATATTTTAGCCAGGTCTTTAACAAAAGTCAAATTGTTCGAAACAAATTAACTAAACAACTGGTAATGACTACTACTAATCAAAGACAACAACCTAAAGATTTAAAAGTTGATTTACCTACAGCAAGATATGAAGGTTGTTGTAATTTTGTATCTGAATATTTGAGATGGCAAAATATCGATGTTACAAAACATTTACAAAACGTTTTATCAACATTAGATATTAGACTTGCCCATAAAATGGAAGGATACACAGATCATAATCTTATTAAAGTATTAGCTGAACAAGTTTCACCGACTAGTACAAGCAATTCAGTTTATGTTCCTGATGAAGATTATAATATTCATTTACATAAAACAGGACCTCTAAGATCTATCCCGTACAGTGGTGTAATTGTTCAAGTTGGTACAAGTGGATATACAATATATGGTTACAATTTAAATAATCCAAAGTTTTCTATATGTAACCCTATTATGAACGGAAACTATAAAGTTCATGATGTTGATGGAGAGACTATTTACGAATACGATGAATATGAGTCAGAAATAAAAGAAGTACCATACGGTCATACGTTTAGAACAAAACAAGAAGTTGCTGATTTCTTTTTCTCTTATCAAAAATATTTAACTAGAAATGGTTATGATTTTGATAATAGAATGGAAGACTTTGGTACACAAAAAATTGTTGCTAACTGGTTAATGAGTGTTAAAGAATTTATACATTGGTCTAAACAGGGATGGTTAAGCGGTTCAGTTATCGCTATTAGTCCTAGTGCTAACAGAATTAGATGTGTTACACCGGCTGGTGTAGCCGAAGCTCTGTCAAACAGTCAAGCACAAACAAACGTATTAAATCAAAACTATGAACCTCTTCGTCCTAGTAGTTACAAAATAAGCAGACAAGATAACGAATTTGAATTATATCCTAATCCGGATATGGGTGGTATTTACTTTGTTAATACTAAACTTGTAGAATATGAACACGTTTTAGTGTTTAATAATGTAACAAAATTTAATGATGTTATATACCAACCAAGTTTAGGTAACAGACAATATCGACTAAGGCTTGTTGGTTATAAAACAGGAGGCTGGAACGGAAGTTTAACAGCTGAAGGATTTATTTATAATGATGGTAAAGTTCCAGTATGGGTAGCTAATACTGACTATGTTAGAGGCGATATTATAAAATTCAAAGATAATCTTTATACAGCAATGGTAAACCATACAAGCTCAGAAGAGTTTATATATGAAAATTGGTCACTAACAGATTCATTTAAGATTGGACTATTACCTAACTTTGATACACTAGGTAAAAACTTTGAAAGTTTTTATGATGTTAATACTGTTAACTTAGAAAGTGAAACAGACAAATATGGTAAGGGTTCTATCGGTTACCAAAATAGAGAATACTTTAATCAAATTGGACTTGATGATATTAGTCAAGTAAAATTTTATCAAGGTATGCTTCAAGAAAAAGGAACGCGAAGTGCTGTTGACAAACTTATTAGATCAAACTTTGATCAGTTTAGTAGTGACATTTCTTTTTATGAAGAGTGGGCTATACGACAAGCTGAGTACGGAGCATCAGATGTAAATTCAAGAATTGAAATACAACTAGATGAAGAAGGATTTAAAGATAACCCTCAAGAAATAAAAGTTGTTCCAACAACTCAAAGTAAATCAGATCTTAATAGTAAAACAGAATTTACACCTAGCCAATTATATAAAGCACCATCTGACTTAACATATGACTGGGTGCCATTAAGAAAAAGTTTTAAAGCAGGGGTTGATAGTAAAGCATTTTACGATGAACTTTTACCTACAGCAGGATATCCAAAATTAACAGACGCTGATGCTACTTTATTTTATAGTGTAGATGCTAATACGCTAACACCAATGATAGCAAATATGAAAGTTGGATATACAGTATGGGTAGCTGATGACGGTGACAATGATTGGGATATGAAATATCTCGACACTACAACAACTCAAGTTATTAATTGTGACGGCGGTCAAGACGGTTCTACATATACTTGGACTACAAAAGACACACACTACTTTAAAAAAGAAGATATTGTTGTTATTAAAGATTACAGCACAAAAAGAGATGGTGTATATAGAATTACTGAAGTACCGTCAGTAACTTCTTTTAAAACAGCAGGCGGTGGAGAAGTAGCAAAAGAAGAAGCTACTGCTCTAGTATTAAAATTTATTAGTAGTAGATTTAAAACTTCTAGCACAATAGAAAGACCAAGACAAGGATGGGATCTTAAAGATAAACTTTATATTGATGAAGATGAAAATAATCATTGGTATGTATTAAAGAAAAATACTTCTTATACAGCCAACCAGTCAATTAATCCATTATTACCGCAACTTGATGAGAACTTCGGTGATGCTATATGTTCAGATCCAACCGGCCAATGGGTATTAATTGGACAAAAAAATCTAAACAAGTTTCATGTATACACACCACAACCAATAGAATTAAAACAATTTGCGGCCATTACAAGTACAGCTTCAAACGTAGACGAACTAGGAGCAAGTGTAAGTACTGGAGCATTTCTTCCACGAGAAGGTGGTGCTTTAAAATACGAAAAATGGCATAGAGGGAAAATATGGGTAGCCATTGGAGCACCAAATACAAATAGTGGCAAGGGTGCTATAATGTTTTACTACAGAGATTTATCAAGTGGTAGCTTTCTACCAGGAACATTAGACCAACCAACAACTTTAGGCTCAAACGCTAAATTTGGTACTAACGTAAAAATGAGTGCTAATGGTGAATGGTGTGTTGTTTCAGCACCTGGTGACAAAAAAGTGTTTATATATCATTTAGCACACGGTAACGACAATGACGAAACAGCAACTCAAAGTTTTATAGGTGATGGTAGTACTACACAATGGACTTTAGACACAAATTTTGATGATGCATCAGTAACTGAAGAATTATATATCAGAATTGAAGGCAATGATCTTATTGCTGGACGAGATTATACTTATAATCTTGGTACTAGAACAATTACATTTACTACAGCACCAAGCACAGATCATTCTATTAGTGTTACATTTTTACGTGGTTGGAGTTTAGTAGATGAAAGATCTAGTACTATAGAAGGGTATGGTTCATCAATTGATATCGACTCTCAAGGTAACTATATTGTTATTGGTGATCCTAATAGAGATACAGTAGCACCTGACTCTACTACAAACATGGGTAGTATTGATATCTTAGCAAGACATTATGAAGTGTTTATTGGAGATGGCTCTACAAAAGAATTTACAGTATCAACAGCAGATATTGGCAGGGCAAGTAGTCCTGTTTATATAAACGGTGTAGAGACTCCAAGAATAACTAATAGTACAATTACATGGACAAAAGCTGGTAATACAATAACGTTTGTTACAGCACCACAGCCTGGTGAAGATATAACAATCTGGACTGACAACTTTACACCATTACAAACACTTACACCAAGCGATCCTCAAGTAAACGGACAGTTTGCTTTAACGTCTGTTCGTATTGACGAAACAGCACAATCAATTTATGTAGGTGTACCAGAAAAAGATGGCATGACAGAAAACTCTGGAATTGTTGAAGTATTTGACAGACAAGATTCAATAGTAGAAAATAAATGTACATTAAAAGCATGGCCTATAGGATCATATACAACTGGTCACAGTATGTTTATAAACGGTTATAAAATAACAGCAACAGGAACAACATTACAAAATATTGTTGACGACATTAATAATAAAAACATTCCTGGTATTACTGCTTCTGGTAGTAATAACAATCTTACTATTCAAAGTTCAAAAAATGTAAAAGGTTTCATCCATGTTACAGTAGGTGCGAGTGGAACACTTATGAAAGATTTAAACCTACATCCATTTACATCTAATACTGGAAAAATAATAAAATTAAAAGATGGAAAAACTGGTCACAGGTTCGGTCAAGTACTTGAAGTTACTAGAGACAATAAACAATTAATTGTTGGTTGCCCAAATGGTAGCACAACAGTAAAAACAAATTTTGATGATGGCACTACATTATTTGATGGGGGCGGATCTAGATTTTTAGCAGAAAAATACTTTACAGGTAGTGTTCATGTTTACCAAAAAATAAATGCTGGACATATAGAAGCTGACAGTTTATATGCTAGTGGTTTAGATGCTAATGATGGATTTGGTTCAGCTCTTGCTATAACTGAACATAACATTTATGTTGGATCACCATTTGATGATACATCTACTGTATCAAATTCAGGACGTGTGGTACACTTTACTAAAACAGATGACTTATATAAAGTAGATGAAAAAGAACAAGATTTAGTCGACGTTGAACGTATTAATAAAGCATTCTTGTATAATACACAATCAAATACTATTATGAGTTATTTGGATTACATTGATCCTGTTAAAGGAAAAGTATTAGGTGAAGCTGAACATAACATTGATTACAAAACAACATGGGACCCCGCGATATACAACTACACAGACGGAACTAAAAAGATTAACAACGGAGATAACCATTGGCAATCTGACAAGGTTGGTAAAATTTGGTGGGATTTAAGTAAAGTTAAATTCATTAATTACGAACAAGGTGATAACGATTATAAAAAATTATTCTGGGGAGGTGTATTCCCAGGTAGTGACATTAGCATATATCAATGGGTTGAATCATCTGTTAAACCTGAATCATATACAGCCGGCAATGCCAAATATGGTAATAGTGTTTACGTTGAAATTCAAAGTATAAACAACGTTACAAAACAACTACAAACAAAATATTATTTCTGGGCTAGTGCTATACTTACAGTTCATAGTACTAAAACATCAAGTGTCGCACAAATTAGACAAATGATTGTAGATCCAATTACTAACGGCACACCATACATTATGTTTTTAGGAAAAGATTCAATAGGCTTAACAAATGTTTCAGGATACTTAGAAGATAAAAATGTTGTAGTAGCAATTGATTACGATAAAAAACCAAATGATAAGTTATTACATACTGAATGGTCTTTGGTAGAAGAAGGCAATCCAAAAAGTTTTATACCAGAAGAATTGTTTGAAAAAATTAAAGATAGTTTAGCAGGTGCTGATTCACGAGGTAACAAAGTGCCAGATATTTCTTTAAGTGCTGGTGACAAATACGGTATTAAAATAAGACCGAGACAAAGTGTCTTTATGAATAGATATCTTGCGATGCAAGAATATATTACCTATGTTAATGCTGTTATTAAAAAATATAACATAGCAGATACAATTGATTTTACTTTATTAAATAGCGAAGAAAAAATACCATCAATTAATTCAGGAACTTGGGACGAAACAGTTGACACAATGATAGAGCTTGGATATATTAAACCAGCTTTACATTCAACAGGTTATAATATATTAGTAAAAACAGATTCAGACATTGGTGGTAGATGGAGTATTCATACACTACAAGCAGATAAAACTTGGTTGAGAAGTAGATCTCAAAGTTATGATACTAAACTATTTTGGGCATACTGTGATTGGTATAGCACAGGTTACTCATCAGATACAACCATAGATTACAGATATGAATTATTTAATGACATTTATAAAAACACAATAGCAGATAAAAGCATTATTAAAATTAACAATGGTGGTAATTGGGATTTATATATTAAAGACGGAAATGATTATACGTTAATAGGACAAAAAGACGGTACTATACAATTCGGTACTGACTTATATGATTATGTTACAAGTAACTTAGGTTTTGATTCTGAAGGTTACGATTTTAACTTAATGGATACAGAACCACAAATTGAAACTAGAAACATTGTTGAAACAATTAAAAAACAACTACTAGTTGGTGATTTAGCAAATGAACATAATAAATTAATGTTTGTTTTATTGAGGTTTGCTTTACAAGAACAACCTTTTGTAGATTGGATTTTTAAAACTAGTTTTGTTAGTGTTAAACACAACTTAAGAGCATTAGATCAATTTCCAACATACCAAAGAGACAATCAAGAATTTGTTAAAAATTATATTAACGAAGTAAAACCTTATCACACTAAAATTAGAGAATACGTTTTAGGTTATAATAAATTAGAAACACACGAAGGTGATACTACTGACTTTGATATTCCTAGTGGATATGATTCTATTACAAAAACATTTAGATCACCAAATGGTGAAAATAGTCATGATGCTGGCGCATTAACCACAGACTATGCTTATAAAATGTGGAATGAAAATCATAGTTATCAAGTTGATAGTTTATCAATTAGTAAATGGGGATATGGTTATGCTACAGCACCAACAATAACAATTGAAGCACCTAAAGATAAGAACGGTACTTTAATTCCGGGCGGTGTGGCGGCTACGGCAAAATGTACAATAGTTGACAACCACATTGATGTTGTTACTATGATTAAAAAAGGTAGTGGTTATATTAAAGCACCTGTAGTAACACTTACAGGTGGTAGCCCAATGCTAAATGGTATCTTACACGCTAACTTAAAGAACACTGAAATAAGAAAAATTAAAGAAACAATAAAATTTGATAGAACTAGATACAGTTCATCTGTTAAAGAATGGACAGCTAATACAACATATTCAACTAGTGATATTATTCAACACTTAGGCGAAGCATACACAGTTAATGAAGCATTTACATCAAGCACAGCATTTGATAGTGACAAACTGACAATTAAAGCTGATGCTACATTTAATAATGCTATGGATAGAACTATGGCATATTATATTCCTAAAACAGGACAAGATGGAAAAGATTTAGGACAAATATTTAAAGGTATAACATATCCTGGTACAAAAGTTCAAGGCCCACTATTTACTAAAGACCCAGGATTAGACAAGGGCGGTTTTGATACTAGAGAATTTGACAACTATGAAATTGATAAAGACGGTCGTTTTGTTATATCAGCTGATAATATAGATTTAGATTTACAAGGAAAATTTAACGATACACAATTAGGACTACGACCAGAAGATATTATTGTTGATGGTAGTAGCAAATTTGTTGATGCTTACAGCTCACACGCCCCGGAAGAATTTGTTCCAGGTAGAGTATTTGACAGTTTAAATATTAATGTATTTACATCTCCTAGTAGAGACTCAGACGGTGACGGAGCATTAGGCCCAGCAGTTAGTGTTATCAATTATAAAGGTGACGGCAGTAATAAAGTATTTAAATTTGGCACTAACAAACAAACTGATCAAAAAGTTATAGTATGGAGTAAAACTTCTGGTAGAATTAGCTCGTCAGCATATACAATAGATTGGAATGATAATGTTGTTAAGTTTACTACAGCACCACTTAAAGATGAAATTATATCAGTAACTAGTTTTGGAACAACTGGTGATAAATTATTATTTGATTACGAGTTCCAAGCATCCGGTGGAGAAACAGTTGTAACATTACCTATTCCTTATAGCTTAATTGAAAACAAACAAACATTAGTGTTAGCGAATGGCAGTCATTCTACTGGTGGAACATTTGTTGATAAAGGTAGCGACACAGACTGGGACCCCGCTGTATCGTGGCTTACTAAAGATGATCACATTCACTTCTTTGTGTTTGACGTTCCATCAAGTTCTACAAGAACATTTAGTAAAGTTACTGTTGACGAGTTTACAGTTAACGACAGTACAAGAACATTTACGTTAACAGATGGTGCTGATAATGATTTAGCTAGAACAGATAAAGTTATTGTTGAACTTAACGGAAAAAGATTACGCCCGCCAGTGTTTACATACTTAACGAATGATAGTAGTTCAGCAACATATGACTTAACTACAAGTTCAGATATAGACCATTCTACTTTAGTAAAAGCAAATACTAGAGTTTATATTAATGGCGTACAAACTACAAACTATAGTATTGTTGAAGGATCTGATAGTACAATAAAAGCAATTCAATTAGATGAGGCACCAGCGGCAAATTCTAAAATTGATGTAGGTGTTACAACAAACGCTGATTATATTTTAACAGATAGTACAACATTAACTATTACAGGTGGAACTTGGACAGGTAGTGATAAAGTTGTTGTTACTACATTTAATAATCATAATAATATGAAAATGACTACTGAAACATTTAAAGGTGGAAGTAGTTCAGCTATTACAACAGATATCGGATTTGATATTCGAGGATTTGAATCTGTTAGTTTTGACGCCGTTACGGCTAGTGTTGTTAATATAGCAGAATTTAATTTATTTAAAACGCCAACAAACTTATCATATTTGTGGGTAACAAAGAACGGTGTTAAAATGATTCCGAACTTTGATTATAAAATTGTCGGCGGCAAGTTAGCATTTGCTGAGTCGCTTCAAGCATCTGACATTACAATAATAACACAATTTACAGAAGAAATTATTAAACCAGCAGTTGGATTTAAAATCTTTAAAGATTTACATGATAAAGTACACTATCATAGATTAGCAAATGAAAACACAGCTGAATTGTCCACAGAACTATTAGCAATACATTCAGAAATCAAAGTTACTGACGCTAGTAGATTACCTACACCAGATCTTAATAAAGCAATTCCTGGTGTTATTTGGATTAATAATGAAAGAATAGAATACTTAGAAATTAATTTAACTACTAATACGCTTTCTAGAATAAAACGTGGTACTTTAGGCACAGGGTGCCAATCGACACATACAGCAGGAAGTTTAGTAGTAGATACAAGTAGTAGACAAGAAATTCCATCAGCTCATACTAAAACATGGTACCAAGTAAGTGGTGGTAACCCTAGTGATGGTAATGGTTTACAAAATTCAACAACTATACAAGCAGATTTCTTAGTTAAGAAACCTACTTACATAAAGAGCTAAATATATGAATAAGGTAGAAGAAAAGAATACAATGGAAACAGATAAAAAAGAAAAAATCAACGAAAAGCCGGACGAAACTGGTAACGTTAGTGTCGAAGGACATATCAGGATCTTTGATCCTGTGTCTGGTGAAGAATTTGTCAATAAACGTAACGCTATCCACTATGAGAATATGAGTGAAGCTTTAGCTTTATCTCTTGCTAATAAAACTACCGGATTTGTTCATGAATTAGCATTAGGTAATGGTGGAACAAGCGTTGACCCAACAGGTGTAATTACATATAAACCAGCTAATAACAGCGGAACTAATAGTAGTTTATATAATCAAACTTATTACAAAGTAGTTGATACATTATCAGCTTTAAATAATGATGCTAACCGTAATAAGATAGAAACAACACACGTTGAGGGTACTGTTTACACTGATATTGTTGTAAGCTGTCTATTAGATTACGGAGAACCAGCAGATCAATCTGCTTTTGATAATACAAATAATTTTGACGGAACGTATGTGTTTGATGAACTAGGACTAAAAAGTTGGGTTGGAACAGTTAATACAGGAAAATTATTAACTCACGTAGTGTTTCACCCCGTACAAAAGTCATTAAATCGCTTAATTGAGATTGAATATACAGTAAGAATTCAAACTTTAACGAATCTGTCTAGCGTGAATTAACGCTAAATATAATAAATAATGTTGTGGAGTACATAAATGGCATATACAGTTAACAAAACAAGCGGAGCCTTACTAGCTACTGTCAGTGACGGTACTATAGATAATACAACTGATCTAATAATGATCGGTAAAAACTATAGTGGTTACGGCGAATTGCTGAATGAGAACTTCGTAAAACTACTAGAGAATTTCTCTAACACTTCAGCACCATCGGCGCCTTTAGCTGGCCAGTTATGGTGGGATAGCACAAACAGTTTACTTAAAGTTTACAATGGTGCTACATTTAAAACAGTTTCAAGTTCTACTGCTTCTGGTTCTACACCATCAAGTGGTGTAACTGGTGACTTGTGGTGGGACACTACAAACTCACAATTAAAAGTTTATAACGGAAGTACATGGACACTAATTGGTCCGGCCTTTACACAAGGGTCAGGACAATCTGGTCCAGTAATTACAACCGTCGCAGATACAGGAGCAACTGATCACGTTATAGTTAAAATGTATGTTAGTGATACTATTGTTGCTATTATATCTAAAGATTCTACATTTACACCTAACTCTGCTATTTCAGGATTTGCTACAATTAAGCAAGGTTACAATGTTAACTCTACACTTGCTTCAGCAAAATTCCATGGAACAGCAACAGATTCAGATTCATTAGGTGGTGTAACAGCGGCAGGTTATTTAAGATCAAATGATAACGATACTACAACAGGAACATTAGGTGTTGCTAACGATACTGGTTTTACAGTTGGTGCTGATGCTGATGCTAAAATTTCAGTTTCAGGATCAGACGTTACTTTAGCAAACCAAACATCAGATGGTGATATTATTATATCAGTTAACGATGGTGGTGTTGTTAAAACAGCGGCATATTTTGATGGCGCAACAGCAGATTTAATTTTAAGAGCAGACCCAAGTGTGGCATTAGGTGCGGCAACTAAAGGTTATGTTGATACTCAATTATCAGCAACAGGAGCCGCGGTATTAAGAGATGGCTCAGCTAGTATGCAAGGCGATTTAGTACCTGATGCTAATAATACAAGAGACTTAGGTTCTAATGCTTTAAAATGGAATCAAGTATTTGCTACAACATTTGAAGGACAATCAACATCGGCTCAATATGCTGACTTGGCAGAGCGTTTCGCGGCTGACGACGTTATTGAACCAGGAACTATTGTTGCTTTAGGCGGCGTAGAAGAAATTACAAAAGTAAATGAAGAATTAAGTGATAAAGTATTTGGTGTTGTTTCAACAAGACCAGCATACTTAATGAACTCAAAAGCAGGCGGCAACGCCAGCCACCCTGCTGTAGCAGTTAGCGGAAGAGTGCCAGTAAGGGTTACTGGAACAGTCACGAAAGGTGATAGACTTGTAAGTGCTGGGAACGGCATGGCAAGATCCGCATCGACAGGCGAAGCAAATTATTTCAACTGTATAGGTAGAGCACTTCAGGATAAAAATACTCCAGAAGTAGGCGAAATTGAAGCATTTGTGATAATTAATTAATATAACGTAAAGGATTAAGGGAAAATTAAAACATGACATATTCAACAGGCAACATAATTACTGCCGCTGATTACAATAGTTTTGTTTCTACTGTCAATGGCGCGATAGGAACCGGTTCGGGTTCTAAAGGTTATGGACAAAGTGCATTATCTACTGTATCAGCTACAGACCAAATTACTGCGGCACAATGGACAGCATTATTAAATGCTGTTGCTACGGCGGCAACACACCAAGGTACATCAGTTGATATACCAGGTGCTAGTGATACTGGTTATCCGGCATCTAGTGATACTATACACGCTTTTGACGGTTCACAAACAATCGGTGGACAAGCGTATTCATATGATTTATCAAGTGCTGTTACTGATATAGATACAAACTATCAGAACGTTGACGCAGGTCAGCAAACTACTTTAGGTACTCAGCACACTTCTCAAAGAGGTTCAGCTTGGGGTGGTGAAGTAGGAAGTGCGGCAATTAATTCAGATGTAACAGTTACATTTGCTGATAATAACGCGGCAAGATACTTTTTTAATACTGGTGGTGAAATCCATATTACTTTGGATCAACCAACAGCGACTACTACACAATCTCAAAATTGGGAATCTATTTTTGATACTTCCATAGGAACTATTAAAATGGGTTATACTGGAACTACAAGAACTGGTTCAGGCGGAACGCCAAGTACTACTACAGGATTTTACGATTTGTCAACATCATATGCGACTATTTTTGAAGGAACAAACATTGGTTCAGGTGCTTATAGTGCCAACGATGTATTAGTTCAAGCAAAAAGCGACGGCGCTGGAGTTATTACTTTTCAAATTACATTAGATGATCAACACGCTCCAACAAGTCCAAGCACAGTTGACACAGTTGAATCTGGGACTAAAGCAGACATTACGATTAGAAAATCGAGCACATACACGATTGCTACTCCGGCCTTTGCTACAACAGATTCATTCTAAAAATAGTCTAAATAATACTTGACACCCTAATCCAAAGACTATATAATATAGCGAGTATGTGTAAAAAACACTACTCGCTATTTTTATATTAGGATAACCGTATCATGACTCAAGAAACAAAAGACTTATTCAAAAAAGCAAATTATCGACAAGTCCAAAATAACCAATTACAATTACTCAAAGAATTAACTGCTGAAAGGCTTACAATTGGTTATAACGGCGGAATGTTTAATATTGATCCAACTCTACTGAATCTATTAGATTTGCTTGAACGTAAAAATTACACTACGGCTGTTATAGACGACCGTAATGACAATCCAATTGAAGTCGAAGTTAAACCTTTTATGACATTAATTTTGGACACTTATGTTCAAGAACAAAATCGAGCCCTAGCAGAAAAAAGGGAAATAGTTACAGCAAGAAGCGTGGAAGAGATATTAACATATGACGACTAAAGGCGTATTAATATTTGCTAAAAATAACGAACAGTTTAATTACATAAAGCAGGCCGAAGTGGCTGGTGTTATGGCAAAGCATTTCCTTGACGTTCCTATCTCATTAATTACTTTAGAAGAAGATTATAAAAATAATACTAGCGATATATGGGACGAAGTAATATATCTAGATGATGTAGAAGTAGTTAATGGGCGTGGTGTTTATGTTAAAGGCAAACGTCAAGACATTACATGGTACAATTTAAATAGGTTATTAGCTTACGATTTATCTCCATACGATGAAACAATATTAATCGACGGCGATTATTTAATACAAAATTCAGTATTATCTAACGTGTGGGGAAGTGTTGAACCAATGTTAATGAATACTACTAGTAGGTTACCTAGTAAAAAACAAGAACATATTTACGAAAAAGTTATTACAGATGGCTATCCTAATATACATTGGTTTACTGTATGTTACTTTAGAAAATGTACTGAAGCTGAAAAATGGTTTACACTAGCAAAAGAAATCAAAGAAAACAATGACTTTTACAGTACAACATTTAATAGTCCATATACTTTTTATAGAAATGATATAACAGCTTCTATTGCCTCTCATATTATAAATGGGTACTCAGATGGATATTTAAAACCATTGCCCACAAGACAAATAAACAGTTATCCTCCAGAAACAATTATAGATATTAACAAAGGAAGTATAACACTTAATACAGGTGATGGACCTGTAAGATTAAAAGATACAAACGTACATTTATTAAACAAACTCGAAATAGAAAACAACTACGATAGGTTTATGGAACTTTATGGCTAGAAAATATAAAAGACAACGAGGCTTTTTTACTATAGCACAATATAGTGAGAAGTTTGGTGACTATCCTAGAATGGCTTATGCTTTAGCATTAAGTTTAAAAGCAAGTCAAAAAGAAGCACCATACTTGGCAGTTGGCATGACAGCAGAAGACCAAAAACGTTTACCTGACAATTATAAAGAAGTGTTTGATGAAGTAGTTACTATTCCATGGACTGACGAAGCATTACCTCATAATTGGAAATTACATAACTGGTGGAAAGCATATCATATGACACCTTACAAAGAAACAATTTGTTTAGATGCTGATATGATTTTTACACACGACCATAGTGAATGGTGGAATATATTAGCAAGACGTTTTCCATTACAAATTTGTAATAGTCCTATAACATTTAAAGGACACAAAGCAGATGTAAGTTATTACAGTAAACAATTTGCTAGAAATAATTTATATAGAGGGTATGCGGCCTTAACTTATTTTAGACAAAGTAAAGAAGCAAGGAAATTTTTTAATGTATGCGAAGACATATTTAAAAATTGGGACGACTACAGTTGGGAATATATTAGACATAACAAAGTACGTTGGGCGGCAACAGATGAAGTGTATGGACTTGCTATTAGATTATTAGAATGGGAAGATAAAGTTAAACCTATTCCAAGTTTTACTTTTGTACATTTAAAATCAAAATGTCAAGGACTATTAGATTATAAAGTACAAGACATAGACTGGCCAGAATACTTAATGGATAGTTGGGACGAAGATGGTAGATGTTTTATTAACAATTACTTACAAACAAAACCAGTACATTACCACGTTAAGAAATGGTTAACAGATAAACATATTGAACGATTAGAGGAACTAGCATGAAACAAGAAGACGTACAAGCATTATCCGATAATCTATTCAATGTAAATGTTAAACGTGTTGCTAAAGCTAGTCAGCATAGAGTATATTATAATATCTTTGGTCAAATATTAGCATTAAGTCCTAAGGAAATAGCAGACTATAAAGAAGAATCATTTATTCGTGTTAGTAGAGATAGATATGTAGAACTAGCTGATACCAATTTAAAATCTTGGATGGTAGATACTAGCCAGGAGCCTCCACAATTAATAAATATTAGTACTGATGCTATGTCATCAACCAACCGTGTTCATATAACAAATGAATACAATCCGAAGCGTCTTTTTAAGTTTGATTACAATTTAAAAACTAGAAAATTAAAATTAGTTTCAAATGGTAATTTACCAGATAAGAAAACAATTTGGGTTACACCAAAAGGTCAATATTCAATTATGCTAGAACGTATATACTTACACTCACTAGGAGAATTTGAATACGATATTAAACCATATCTCGACACAAAAGAAATTTCATTAGTATCTAGATATAATTTAGATATGTTAGTAAGTTATAGGACAAGCAATGATTAATCAATATAAAGTAAGTGACTTTGACGTTGTATACATTTCATATGACGAACCTAATGCTGAAAAACATTGGGCAGATTTAAAAAGTAAATGCCCGTGGGCAAAACGTGTACACGGTGTTAAAGGTTTTGATGCGGCTCATAATAAAGCAGGACAAATAAGTGAAACTGATAGAGTGTTTACTATAGACGGTGATAATATGGTAAGGGCAGATTTTTTTAATGAAGTATTAGAAATAGATGACGAAGCACAAAAGGACTTTGTTTTTAGTTGGTGTGGTCACAACATAATCAACGGATTAACTTATGGAAACGGTGGCGTTAAACTTTGGCCAAAACACATCATTACTAATATGGAAAGTCACGAGAAGTCAAAAACTGAACAACACGCCGTAGACTTTTGTTGGATGGTAACTTACTTTCAAATGGCAGATACTATGAGTGATGTCTGTGTTAACGGTAGTACTGAACAGGCATTTAGAGCTGGCATACGAGAAGGTGTTAAGTTAAGTTTAGATAGAGGTATACTTCCTGACAAATGGGAATACTTAGAAAAGAATCACTATAAAAATTTACATAGACTGGCTATATGGTGTAGCGTTGGACTTGATGTAGAATTTGGCGACTGGGCAATACTAGGTGCTAGGATGAGTACTTACATGACAAACGTTGAACGTTGGGACCATACACAAATTGCTAATTATGATTTCATGCAACCTTTCTGTAAAGAAATGTTAGAAAAATATAAAGATGTTGAAACAAGAAAACTAGCTATTAAAGAATATGGTGACTTACTTAGAAAAGATTTACAATTTAGAATTGCTGATTTAGATGCTGAATCTAGTAGATGGTTTAAAATGGTTTATGAGAATCCTACTAGATATGGAGTTATGTTAACTGAACAAGATATAAAATGAAAATCTTATGTATAGGAAATGGTGTTAGTTTAAAAGATAATTTACATATTTGTAACTATCCATATGATTTTAAACTAGGAACTAAACGACAGTACAAAAGATTTAAAGATTTAGATTTTATTGCTGTAGCAGATAAGCAACCAGCAGAAGTATTAAGCGAAGAATATAAAGGAAAAATTATTACTAAATGGAATACTAAAGAAAACTTTATTATTCCAAAAGAAGCAGACGATGATGACATTACAGGAACATTACAAATGAAATATGCTGTTGAGTTAGGCGGAACAATTATTCATACAGTAGGGTTTGACTGTTTAAAAAATCGTATTGAGAAAGACGAAACGTGGGAATGGACAAAACCAGGCCCATGGGATATGACCAAACAACAACAAAGAAAATGGGATCAGGCATTAATGGACACATGGAAATCAAAAATGAAAGCCATCGAACACAGCAATCTCAATATACAATGGAGACATTTCTTATGATAGTAGACGTAACTGAAGTAGAACATTATACAGATAACCTATTTAAATTTAAAACAACAAGACCAGCGACATATAAATTTAGAGCAGGTGAGTTTGTGATGGTAGGATTAGATAGTGATGATCGTTCTATTCCTAAAAGGCCTTATAGCTTTTGTAATGGTCCTAATGAAGATTACTTAGAATTTTATAGTATCAAATTACCAGACGGCCCACTTACAAGTAAATTACAACATATTAAAGAAGGTGATAAATTATTCGTAGGTGACAAAACTACAGGAACATTAGTAACAGACAACATATGGCCAGGTGGCATACCAAATAGTAACTTATGGCTTATAGCAACCGGAACTGGTATTGCTCCTTTTATGAGTTTATTACGTGATCCAGAAATATATGGAATGTTTAATCTAGTAAATGTGTGTTGGACTACACGAACAATAAAAGATCAAGATGCTTATAAATCTATTTTAGAAACAATGGATTGTAACTATATTCCTACAGTTACACAAGAAGACTTTCACAGACGTGGACGAATTACAGATTTAATTAAAGAAGGCAAAGCATTTCAAGAAACATCACCTGAAAAAGATAAAGTTATGTTATGTGGTAGTATGGATTTTAATATTGAAATGAGAGACTATCTTGAAGAACGTGGTTGGCTAGAAGGTAGCAAATCACAAGTTGGTTCATTTGTAGTAGAGAAAGCATTTGTTAAATGAGAAAAATAAGTCACAGAGGAAATTTAAATGGGCCTAATCCTGAAAGGGAGAACAGTCCACATTATATTTTTGAGGCACTAGCAGAAGGATTTGATGTTGAAATTGATGTATGGTATCAAAACGGAATGATACAACTAGGGCATGATAAACCTATATATACTGTTAACAAGAAAATGTTAAACATGAATGGCTTATGGTGTCATGCTAAAAATGTTGAAGCATTAGAGTATATGACTAACAACGACATTAATTGTTTTTGGCATCAAGGAGATGATGTTACGTTAACAAGTAAGGGTTATATATGGACACACTCTGACTACAATATTTACACACCAAAATCAGTAATATGTCATATGGGGAGACCTAGTATAGAAGAACTAGAAGTATATAAAAATTGTTATGGTTTATGTAGTGATTACATCGGAGTTATAGAATGAAAAAAGAAACAGTAAAAACAGTTGATAAATTCTCCGAGTATAAGCACGGCTGGTCAACTGATATAGAATCAGATACAATTCCAAAAGGCATAAACGAAGATATTGTTAAAATAATATCTTCTAAAAAGAATGAACCGCAATGGATGTTAGATTGGCGTCTTAAAGCCTATAGAGCTTGGATTAAAATGGAAGAGCCTAATTGGGCTAACGTTGATTTTCCTCAAATAGATTATCAAGATTTATATTATTATTCAGCACCTAAGAGTATGGCAGATGGTCCTAAGAGTTTAGATGAAGTAGACCCTAAACTATTAGAAACATACAAAAAATTAGGAATACCATTAGCAGAACAAAAAAAGTTAGCAGGTGTGGCAGTAGATGTTGTATTTGATAGTGTGTCAGTTGCTACAACATTTCAAGACGAATTAGAAAAAGCAGGAGTAATATTTTGTCCAATATCAGAAGCAATTCAGAAGCACCCAGAATTAGTTAAAAAATACATTGGTTCTGTTATACCAATACGTGATCATTTTTATGCGGCGTTAAATTCTGCTGTATTTACAGATGGCTCATTTGTGTATATTCCACCAGGTGTAAAATGTCCTATGGAATTATCAACATATTTTAGAATTAATGCTGAAAAAACAGGTCAATTTGAAAGGACATTAATAATTGCTGACAAAGGAAGTTATGTAAGTTATTTAGAAGGATGTACAGCACCAATGAGAGATGAGAATCAATTACACGCCGCCAATGTAGAATTAGTTGCTCTTGATGATGCTGAGATAAAATATTCAACAATTCAAAATTGGTACCCAGGTGACGATCAAGGAAAAGGTGGCGTATATAATTTAGTCACTAAACGAGGAGCCTGCCGAGGACGTAACAGTAAAATAAGTTGGACCCAAGTAGAAACAGGTTCAGCAGTTACGTGGAAGTATCCTAGTTGTATATTACAAGGAGATAACTCTTCGGGTGAATTTTATTCTGTTGCTGTAACAAACAATTACCAACAAGCAGATACAGGAACTAAAATGATTCATATGGGTAAGAATACAAAAAGTAGAATAATCTCAAAAGGTATTTCCTGTGGACATTCACAAAACACTTACAGAGGATTAGTTAGTATTAAGAAGATGGCCGATAAGGCTCGCAATTATACACAATGCGATTCATTACTTATAGGCGACAAGTGTGGAGCACATACTGTTCCATACATAGATAATAATTGTAAGACTTCAGTATCAGAACACGAAGCGTCAGCATCTAAAATTAGTGATGACCAATTATTTTACATAAGACAACGAGGCATACCAGAGGAACAAGCTGTTAGTTTAATTGTTAATGGGTTTTGTAAAGAAGTATTACAAAAATTACCAATGGAGTTTGCTATGGAGGCACAGCAACTCGTAGGAATTAGTTTAGAGGGGAGCGTAGGATAATGTCAAATAGATTTCATTTAGCAATACCGGCAGGAGATTTAGATAAAGCAATAAACTTTTATTGTGATATACTAGGTTGCGAAAGAGGTATGGCAGAATTTACATACCCAGATGCCTGGGCAGATATTAATTTTTGGGGGAATGAATTAACACTACACGCATCTGATCCTGATGATAAGAGCACAGGCGAAAGACATAATGTAGATATGGGTAATGTATCCGTACCCCATTTTGGTGTACACTTAGACAATGATGTATTTCAAAATTTAAAACAGCGAATAATAGATAACGGAATAGAATTTTTAGATCCTCCCTTCATTAGGTTTGAAGGCGAGAGTAGACAACAAGAAACAATGTTTATCGAAGACCCTAACGGTAACTGTTTAGAAATTAAAACAATGGCGAATCCAGATGAATTATTTAGATAAAATTACAGAGTATAAAAATAACATTGAAACGTTACGAGCAATTGAAAGTTTAGAAGTTTACCGATGGTTGATTTCGCTCGGGGCAAAATTAAACTTCGATCCTTTAAGTGAAGAAAAACGTATTGAAGAAAACAGAGTAAGTCGTTGCCAGTTTGATTTATTTGTTGATTGGGAAGATGGTAAATTTAAAGCATGGAGCAACGCCATGATAGCTGGAGGTTATGCTTACATACTAATAGATATTTTTAATTCTCCAGGAGCAGAAAAAATCACAATAGAACAATTTGAAGAAATTAAACTAGACGAATTACTAACAATGAATAGAAAAACTGGATTCTATCAAATGATCGAGATAATGATAAAAAGGATACCGAATGTTAAAAATTGAAAACTTAAAAGTATCAATAGATGGTAAAGAAATAATAAAAGACTTAACCCTTAATATTCCAAAAGGTGAAGTCCATGCTTTAATGGGTCCTAACGGATCAGGTAAAAGTACATTGGCTAATGTGTTAGCTGGGCGAACTGGTTATGATATTGATGGAACAATTTCTTATCAAGGAAAAGATTTATTAACTTTACCAATAGAAGAAAGAGCTCAAGAAGGTTTGTTTTTAGCATTTCAATATCCTGTTGAAGTTCCTGGCGTTAATACAAGTAACTTTTTAAGATCAGCACTAAATCAAACTCGTAGACATAGAAAAGAAGCAGAATTAGACCCTTTAGAATTTGTTGCAAAAATACAACAAACAGCAGAAACCCTTAACATTGACAAAACAATACTTAATAGAGAACTAAATGTAGGATTCTCAGGGGGCGAAAAAAAGAAAAATGAAGTATTACAAATGTCTATCTTAGAACCTACGTTAGCAATTCTAGATGAGACTGATTCTGGTTTAGATATAGACGCTTTAAGAATCGTAGCAGACGGTGTAAATGCTTTAAAAAATAAAGATAGATCTTTTTTAATTATTACACATTACCAACGTTTACTAGATTACATTAAACCAGACTTTGTTCATGTTTTAATGGATGGGAAAATAGATAGAACAGGATGTGAAGCACTAGCTTTAGAATTAGAAAAGAGTGGTTATGGACATACAAAATAATTATAAAAAAGTTATAAACTTAAAAGAAGATTCAGTATTAAATTATAACTTAAAAGAAGACTCAATTGCGGTTATATTTTTTTATAATTATTCTGGCGTTGCGACAACTGTTAATATAAACTTAGATACAAATTCATCTTGCGAGTTGTATGGTATATTTAAAAACACAGATGAGAAAACAGATGTTGTTACTAACGTAGTACACAATGGTCATAATTCAAAGTGTAATCAAGACTTTAGATTTATAAACAAGAATAGTGTTAGTTCTTTTGAGGGTTTAATTTCTGTTCCTAAAGATATTACTAATTGTGAAAGTCATATGTCTAACAAAAATCTTTTATTAGATACTACATCTAAAGCATTCGCAAAACCAGAATTAAACATTTTAAATTCTAATGTTGTTTGTTCACATAGCAGTACAACTGGAGCATTAGATGAAGAACAATTATTTTATCTTCAAAGCAGAGGAATATCATATGAGGACTCTATTGATATGCTCGTAGAAGCATTTTCCCAAGACATTAAAAATAAAATGGAAGGAACAATCAAACAATGAAAATAGCTGTTTGTGTTAGTGGACAATTACGAGGTCACTGGGAAGAATCTATTAAAACGTGGCCGTTAATGTTTGATAAAGAATCCGAGGTTGATTACTTTGTACATACATGGACAAATAAAACGGCCCCTAATGCTATAGCACATAAAAATAAAGACGACGAAGAAAAAAGTATTAGTAATCAAGAACTTAACAAACTTAAAAAAATATTAATAGAAGATCCTATAGAATTTAAAACTGAAAACGAATGGGCAGTATTTGACCCAAACTATCATAGTCAATTTTACGGTGTTATGATGGCTTGTAATTTAAAACAACAATACGAACATGATTTTGCTTTACAATATGATGTTTGTGTAAGAATGAGATTCGATAATTACGTTGAAAAAAAATATCATATATCACAAATGAAAATGGGCGAAGCTCATATCATTCATCAAACGTTTGATAAAAATCATAGATATAGATGTAGTGATGTTTACTTTGCTACAACAAGTTTTGACTATGACCGTATGTGTGATTTTTATAGTTGTATACCTAGATATAAAAAAGATTGGTTTGTAATTAACGACGACAAAACATACGGACCTGAACACGTTTTAGCATTTCATATGAAAGCTAATAATATAAAACCTGTACAAACTTATATGCCAATTAAATTAAAACGAGAAGAAAAACATTATAGCGGAGGCGACCATGAGATCACCTAAGGTAGCCATTTGCTGGAGTGGGCAATTACGAACTGGCTTACGAGCTGTTCCGTACTTGTTAAGATTTTTTGAAAATATAAAAAACATTGATCATTTTTATCATAGTTGGGATAACGATCAGCCAAAAGAAGATTGGGATAAACTTAATGAACTTTTAGATCCAGTTGAGTCGTTTATTGAAACACCTTGGAAACATAGAGGCTTTGCTGGTAATATGTTACATAGTATACAACAATCTAATTGGCTTAAACGACAACATGAACTTAAAAATAAATTTAGATATGACATTGTAATTAAATGTAGATTTGATTTATTAATACCAATACACAAACGTTGGATATACCCTGAAGTAGTTGATAGAAGCATATATTATAGCATAGGCAACAACGGACTAGTGCTAACTGATTTTGCTACACACGGCTTTAGTGATTTAATTTATTGGGGCAATAGTCATGCTATGGATATCATTAGTGACTCTTATAGATATTATAATTGGACATTAATGCCAAAACAATTAACTTGCTTAACTGGTGGTAATGTAGACCCTGAAGACACAATGTATTCTCCAGGTACAATAATGTATCAACTAGGACAAAAATATAATTTAAGAATGATACAAATAGAACCACAACTAGGAGAAACACTTTGGCGAACATCAGTTGTTGACTTAGATCCATATCTAGACTGGAATGAAATTAGAGAGGCATACTAATGATCATCAGTACTGTTAACTTGTTCTGTTATTATAATATACCGGGAGCAGATAAAGAAATGTTGTTTGGGTTTAAAAATCATACACACGCTACTAAAGAAACAGATACTAATACAGCATTACATAGTTTTATTGTATACAAAGATTGTTATAGAATATTTTACGATCAATGGATTGATAGCGGAGTAGTACAAAAGAAATTTCTAGATAAAGTTGTTGTGCCAGAAATACCAGACTTGCCTGATAACTGTAAGCGTTTTTCTTACAATAACATTTATACAGAGGCGGCTACTTACATACAGCAACTTACTGGTACAAGATTTTATCCAAAGTATTTTAATCATACAACATATAAAGAAGGAGATGTGTTGCCAGAACTAAAAGAAAAACTTAGAACAATATTTAAAGAATACAACGACAAACTAGGAATTAAAAATGAGTAAGTTATTAGTAGTAGGTGACAGTTGGTGCTTCGGTAGTGAAATTAGAAACCCTGATTTAAGTGTGGATATTAAAGACTGGGATATACAAAATAACAGTTATCGCATACCTAGAATTTGGCCTACATTACTTGCTAAAGAATTAGGTACAGGTTTAACTAACTTATCTTACCCGGCGGCAAGTAATGATCGTATATTACGACTTACTGAAAGTTGGTTGTATGAAAATTATATAAGTCGAAATAGAAGTACTAATGAACTTAAAGTTATAATTGGTTGGACAAGTCCAGAACGTAAAGACTTTTTCTATACTGATCCTCATAATAAAAGTACACCAAACTGGACAACTATATGGCCACAACAAGCAGGATTTGATTATGTACAACCAGGCATGAATGATTTCTTTAAACTATATGTAACTTACTTGTGGCATCAACGTGAAGCATTAAATAGGTACGTTCATCAAGTAACAGCAATGGAAAATTTATGTAAGGCACATGACATCGAATTGCTGATGTTTCAAGCGTTCTATGACGCAGGCAAAGGCATACACGGAGCAAAAGAAAATATGGATGACTTTATAGATTATAAAAGTCCAGGTTATATAAATGATGAATTTGAGAAAGCAGAGCTTGGAGAAAAACATCCAGGCTGGCATCATCATTACAGTAATGAAATGAATAAGACAATGTGGGAATGCCTAAATCAAAAAACATTTATGACAGAAAGTTTCTTTGGTTATATGAAAAAGAAAGGCCTCGATAAAACAATTATAGGACAGCATCCAAACGAAGAAGGGCATAAACTATGGGCCAAACATATTAAAAAATATATAAAGGAAAATTTAAAATGGTAGATCATCAAATTAGTACAGTTTATAATGCTGGCGATAGTTTTGCTACTGGTGTTGGATTACATGATCCAAAAGTTTCATCATACCCTGTTAAGATAGCAGAAGCATTTGATTCTAAATTAATAAGTTTAGCTAGACCAGGTTGCTGTAATTTTAGTATTAGTTTAATGATAAAATATTTCGTTGACAACTTTGACGAAGATGCATTTTATATAATATCTACTACTAATGAAGATAGATTACATTGGCTTAAACCTGGTATAGTGTATAGTAACGAACAGGAAGTAACAATTCAAGATTTAAATTATGAAGATTATAAAGAAAACTTATTAACTGACTTACCGTTTAATAGTAACAATATTCTCCAAAGTGAAACTTGTAGCAATATATTATTATTTAAAGAAGGTGGCATACCTACTAACAAGACTTTAAAAAACGAACCAGAGTCTAGACTTAATACATTGTGTTCATATGTTAAAGAAGTTCATGATAGTAAAATTAAACGATACGAAGATTGTGGCATTTTTGCCACACAATTACATAGATTAAATCAACTAACATCAAATTGGGTATTGTTTACAATGTGGCACGAGTTAGAAGAGATGTTTCCTAATAACTTTTTACAAGTAGATTACGGTATTGTTAGCAAAGAATATCCAGATGATCTAGGCAGTGGACACTTTAATAGAACAGGTCATAGAGTAATAGCAAGAAAATTTGAAGAATGGTATACAAAAAACTATGATGTGTCGGATAAATTGTTTAAATAATACAAAGGAGAACATCAACAATGCCAATAAAACTTTTATATACAACAGGCGACAGCTGGACCTATGGCGAAGAATTAGGTGATGTAACAGCAGTTGATAACTTGAATCATAAATTTTATAACAGTTGGCCTTGGCACGTTTCACAACATTATAATATTCCACAGCTAATAAATGATGCCAGAGGTGGTGGCTCCAATGCTAGGATGTATAGGAGAACAATAGAATTTTTACAATCATACAAAGGTAAATTCTCTGAATTAGCTATTATTGTTGCTTGGTCAACATACGAGCGTACTGAATTTTCTTTACCAGCAGAAGAGAAATATCATGACGGTGAGAAATTTGTTGAATGGACTGAACGACAATTCTTCCATTGGCATCACAGTAATGATCCAGAATCTATGGATTTTAGTGGATTCTTGAGTCCAGGACAAAATATGGCACTGAAGTCATTACATAAAAGTTGGACATTACTACGAGACCCTTCAGGTGATGCTCCTGCTTTAAAAAACTTAATGTGGTCATTACAAGAAATTTGTAAAGCAAATAAAATAAAACTTCATCAATTTTTTGCATTAACTAATCCCGAATTTGAAAAAGAGTACAGCGAGTATGAACCAATTTGGGCCGAACAAGTCAAATACTATCAACCTGCTTTTGCTAGTAAAACATTTGGCGCTGGTGAAGGTATAACTGGATTTGTTTCTAGGGTTGGTATTGGCTCGCACCCAAACGAAAAAGGACATAAAGAAATAGCAAACTTTATAGTAGATAAGATAGGAGATAAAATATGAGGTTGTTAAGACGTATAAAGAAGTTCTTTACTGATATCTATTTAAAAATTAAAATGGAAATAGCATACAGAAAGAAACTTAAAGAAATTAAAAAACGAGATCCGTTTATATACAAATGAAAATAGTAGTAGCAATGGCTGGCCTTGGAACACGTTTTCAAGAAGCAGGACATACATATCCTAAACCGTTAATCCGTACGGGCAACACAACTATGATTCAAAACGTGTATTATAGTTTAGCCTGGCCTGGTGATTGGTACTTTATAGCATTGAAAGAACACCTTGATCAATTTAACTTTATGTTACCGTTATTAGAAAGTATGGGAAGTGTTACAGTAATAGATAAACCAACACGTGGTGCGGCTGAAACATTACAACAATGTAAAGAAATAATGAATAGTAGTGGTCCTTTTATTAGTGTTAATTGTGATCAAGTATTTGAATGGGACACAACAGAACTACAAGAAAAAATGAAAGTAGAACCAGATGCTAGTTACATGACAACTTACGATTCACTAGACGAACAAAGACATAGTTTCGCTCTTACAAATGATAATGACATAGACGTTTGGCATTGTTGTGAAAAAACAAGACTTGGTTATCATTGTAATAATGCTACTACTGGATTCTATCATTTCGCTAATGGCGAAGTATATAATGAAGCAACAACTAAATTATTATCCAAACCACCCGAGTATGGTGAATATTATGTGTCATCTGTTTATAACGAGTTAATTGCTAAAAAACATATTGTAAAACAATACAAAGTACACGCAAAAACATTTTGGCCTGTTGGTACACAACCTGACTGGTTACATTATACACACAGGCATTTTAGACGATGATAACTTTATACACTAATGGTGATAGCTGGACACAAGGAGACGAACTAGGTCTACCATACAAAGAACACGAAACAGAAGCAGAACAATACTATTGGAGTTGGCCTTGGCAGTTACACAAACTACTAGGTACTACAATGTGTTTTAATGATGCTGTTAAAGGTACAAGTAACAATAGAATATTTCGTAGAACTACAAATTTTATTAGAAATTATAACAAACATTATAACCCAAGAGAACTAATAGTTGTTGTATGTTGGACAACATTAGATAGAGATGAGATTCCTATTGATGTAAACGATACTGGTTGGCATATTCCTATACAAATGTATGGCGTTAAATTGCCCAACCATAGTGAGATAAGTAAACTTGATGCTACTACAACAGAAGCATTAAATCAAATTCACAAACCTTACACTATGACTCTCCCTGGGATTAAAGTTAGATCAGAGTTACAATATTCACGTATGTGGAACTTAAAACAAATTTGTGATAGTTTAGGAATAAAATTAATTCAATCTTGGGCTTTAGACATACCGCAGTTTGACCCAACACATAACGATTTTGTAAAACAATGGATAGATGATATAAAATATCTGCCAGAGATATTCATTAACTATTGTAGGAAAAAGAATTACCCACTCGGTCCAGGAGGACATTGTTATAAAGATGGGCATGAAGGTTGGGCAAAGTACATATATGAAAACATTTAATATTACATACAACAAATGGAAAGACGTAACTCGTCCTATAGCTTTTTTAAAAGCAGGAGGAACAACATTATACGTTGAAGCATTAATGAATCAAAAAGATCTTGATGTAATTAATGTTGATACTAAAATTCATAGTGCTGATCCTACTTGTGAAAATGCTTGTAAAACTTTACACCCAGGTTGTGAATATAATGTTGTTAATAATTTATCTGGCCCGATTGTTATTAATGATGATTGGAAAATTGAAACTGAAAAGGATTTATATGAATATAACTTATACGAGGAATACAGATGAAGATATTTGATTTTAAGAAAATGTTTAAAGGCTGGTTTGTTGGAGACTTTGAAAATACGGCCATGTCTGCTAATTTTGAAGTAGCATATCATACACATACTAAAGGAGAATTCCACCAAGACCACTTTCATAAAGAACAGCGTGAAGTAACAATGATTATTGAAGGCGAAATGATTTGTAATGGACAGCATTTGAAAGCAAATGATATTTTTGTTATTGAACCTTATGAAGTAAGTATCTGTGAATTCTTGACAGACGTTAAAGTAATAGTAGTAAAAAATATTTGTAACACAAGTGACAAATATTCATTTGACATTAAGAATTAAAGAAGGTATAATAACACTATGGAACTATACAGAACAATAGCACCCGACGATCATTTTAGTTGTAATTTCTTTTTAATGAGTCGGACAAATGTTAAAGAAGCCGCAGAAGCATTGGCAATTGGCCAAAGTATTGGTAATCCTTCTGTTAGAAGCAAATATGAAACACCAGAAATGATGGAAAATCATAGTGCTAAAATTATTGCTGACCCAGACGACCTAGCAAATATCAAAGCAGGCGTTGTTGAAATTGCTTGGCCATATAGAAATATTGATTGGTATGCTGATGGTATTGCCCAATTAATGTGTACTGTAATGGGTGGACAAATGGACATTGATATTATACAACAATGTCATTGGATTGACATTCATATTAATAGACTTAAAGCAGACTTGTCAGTACCATCATATGGATTAAGTGGCTTTAGAGATCATGTTCAATCATATGGCAAACCATTACTTGGTACTATTGTTAAACCAAAAACTGGACTTACTCCTGAGACATTAAAAGATATTGTTACCCAAATGGTAGAAGGTGGCGTTGACTTTATTAAAGAAGATGAGATTATGAGTAACCCTGCTTGTTTAACTCTTGAAGAAAGAATTAGTATAGTACAACCAATACTAGATGGCAAAGATACTGTTTATTGTTATTGTATTAACTCAGACCCACATACACTAATGGACAAAGCAAGAACAATTAGTGGCTGGGGAGGTATGGGTGTACACATTAACTTCTGGAGTGGTATGGGTGCCTACAAGGCAATAAGAGATGAAGACAATGGAACATTTATACACTTTCAAAAGAGTGGTGATAAAGTTCTTACAAGCAAATACAATGCTTACAGAATTGAATGGGCTGTCTTATGTAAACTAGCAGGACTTATAGGTTGCGATACTATTCATGCTGGTATGTATGGTGGTTATATGGATATGGGTTATGAAGAACTTAAACATATTCAAAATGTTTGTTTAGAACAAAATCTTACTCCAGCATTCAGTTGTGGTATGACAAAAGAATTAATTCCTGTTATTAGAGAAAAGTTTGGTAACGACTGGATGGCAAACGTAGGCGGTGCTGTACATAGTCACCCTAAAGGTATTAGAGCAGGTGTAGAAGAATTAAGAAAAGTTATAGATGAGTAAAACAATTAAAGATTATATTAAAACATATCCTAATTGGCCTGTTAAGGGTGTGGACTATAAGGACACATCTAGTTTATGTAATAGTCCTGGATTACGTTTAGCACAAAATTATTTGTATGATAGATTATTAAAATATAAACATAACATAGATCGCATTGTAGCCATAGATGCTAGAGGTTTTATATTTGGTTCTGTATTATCTCATAGAATGGACAAGCCTTTAGTGTTAGCAAGAAAGAAAGGTAAGTTACCTGGAGCAACATATAATCAAAAATTTAAATTAGAATACGGCTCAGCAACTATTGAGTTACAATCAGATGCTATTCACAATAACGAAAATGTTATCGTAATCGATGACTTATTAGCAACAGGTGGTACGGCATTATCTGTAATTAATATTATCCAACGCGAATGGAAAGCAAATGTTATAGCATTTGGTTGCGTAGTTAATTTACCAGACCTAGGAGGCGAAGGGCTAATATCACAACTTGACATACCTGTCATTAAAGCCGTAGAATATTTAGGATCATAATATGAATTACGTTTTTGACGTTGACGGAACTTTAACTCATGCTAGAAAAGAAATGACACCTGACTTTAAGTCTTGGTTTATTAAATGGATGGAAGATAAAAATGTTTATCTAGTAACAGGTAGTGATAGACCTAAAACAATAGAACAAATAGGTGAAGAAGTTGTTGACAAATGTAATATGTCTTTTCAATGCTGTGGTAACGATGTATGGAGACAAGGAACCTCTGTAGCACAAACAAACTTTACTATCCCAGACGATATGATGTCTTGGCTAGAAAACGAATTAAAGAATAGCACTTATCCTAATAGATGGGGGAACCATATTGAGAAACGTGTAGGACTAATAAACTTTTGTGTTCCTGGGCGTAACTTACCAGAAGAAGCTAGAGATGATTATTTCAATTGGGATAAAGCAATGGGCGAACGTTTAGATATATCAGAAAGATTTAACGAAAAGTTTATTGGCTTTGAAGCATCAATAGGCGGCAATACAAGTTTAGATATATTCATGAAAGGCAGAAACAAATCACAAGTTTATAATACAATAGGAACACCTATGGTGTTCTTTGGTGATCGTTGCGAAACAACAGGTAATGATTTCCCATTGGTACAAATGTTAAAACCGACTGATACATTTTATCACGTAGAAGGCCCTGAAGAAACATTTTCAATATTGAAAGAAAAGTATAATGGCTAAACATTGGCAAGAGATGAAAGAGAAATTGGATTCAAAGAGTCCGAGTCTTTGTCTTGCAAAATGGACACAGGTTACTTTACATTTACAAAATGGTCACACACAAAGTTGTCATCACCCAAGCACACATAAAGTTCCTTTAGAAGAACTAAAAGATAATCCTAGTGCTTTACATAATACAAAATTTAAAAAGGAACGCCGTAAGGAAATGCTTAACGGTGTACGTCCTAAAGAGTGCGACTACTGTTGGAGAGTAGAAGATGCCGCTCCTGATATGTTTAGTGACAGACATTATAAGAGTAGCTTTAGTTGGAGTGAACCACACTTTAATAAAATTGCGGCTATGGAAGGTGATGAGGACTTTGATCCTACATACGTTGAAGTAAGTTTTGGTAATGCTTGTAATTTTAAATGTGTTTATTGTGCTCCACATATTAGCAGTAAGTGGATGGAAGAAATTGTACAACATGGACCTTACCCAACAAGCGGACAGTACAACAATTTAGAATGGTTAAGGTACGCTAAACAAATGCCTATACCTGAACGTGAACACAACCCATACCAAGAAGCATTTTGGAAATGGTGGCCTAGACTGTATAAGTCTTTACACACGTTTAGAATTACAGGTGGCGAACCATTAATGAATAAGAATACTTTTAAAGTATTAGACTATATTCAACAAACAGAAGAACCAAATACTAATTTACTACTAGGTATTAATGCTAACTTTGGTGTTCCTGATAAACTGTTTGATAAGTTTTTAAAACAATCTAGAGAAATATTAGACAGTAATAAACTTCGCAAGTTGGAAATTTACACATCAGCAGAAGCTTGGGATAGTAAAAATGATTACATTAGGTTTGGAATGAACTATAACGAATTTATTAAACGTGTAGCAAAGTGTATTGAAACATTACCAGAAGTACCTATTACTTTTATGTGTGCCTACAATGCCTTGAGTATTAGTAGTTTTACAAAGTTTTTAAAAGACATTGAACTTATAAGAGAAGAGTACGGCAAAGAATGTGTTTATGTAGATATCCCATACGTCCGTCATCCTGAATTTTTAGATTGTAAAATTATGAGAGAGGGTGACCTTATAGAGGAAAGTTGTAAGTATATGACAAACTCTAAATGGTTTGATGACGATGAGACTGCCAAGATGGAACGAATATTCAAGTATTGGAAACATCAACAACAATGGGACCATTCAAAGCATAGAAACGATTTACGAACTTATGTACATGAGTTAGACAAACGTAGAGGCACAGACTTTGTTAAAACGTTTCCAGAGTTTAAGGAGTATTATGAATAATTTATTTTGTCCTTATCCTTATACTAATCTTTATTATAGAGGTCGCAATCATCCTAAAGGTCATAGGGTAAAAGTTTGTTGTGATGCTGTAGAAGATATTACAGCAAATAGTTTAGAACAAGCAATACAAGAAAGACATACCCACCCTTATTGGCAACAACTAAAAGATACGTTTAATAAAAATGAATGGCCTACAGCTTGTCGTAAATGTAAAGTACAAGAAGAAAAGCAACAAACAAGCCATAGACAAATGGCTATAAAAACATATGAAGAAACATTTGGACAATTAGATTCCGAAGAATTAATATTTGAAAAACTTGGAAAAGCGTCACCTGTAATATCATTAGACGTAAGACCAAACAATAAATGTAATCTTATGTGTAGAATGTGTACACCCGTTGACTCAAGTTTAATTGCCGAACACGCCGGAGAGAGTCAAACACTAGTTGAACTATATGGTGAACGTGATATAGCAGATGGATTAGAGCCTCCTACGTTTACTGTTCCACCAAAAGAATTATTGAAAGATGTTATTAATATTCGTATGCTAGGTGGCGAACCTACACTAGATGAGAACTGTTTAGCATTAATGGATAGAATGATCGAGTTAGGTAAAGGACCAGAAGTACATATTAGTATTACAACTAATGGTACAAATGCTAGGAAAAGTTTCTTAGAAAGAATTAAACATTTTAATACAAACTTACGTTTTAGTATTGACGGTTATGGACCAGATTATGAATATGTAAGAACATATGGTAACTGGAAAAAGTTAACAAATAATATAGACAGACTGGCACCACACGCCGCCCGTATGGGGGCAAATTTCGTACTTCAAATGTATAATGTATTTGGTATAGGCTTATATGCTATATGGTTAGATAATATGTATAAAAAATATGAAAACTGGAATCAAGATAGTTTTGCTATACCATTAGAATGGCCTACAGGGTTTGATATTGGAAACTTAACTCTTAACCATAGAAGAGAATTATTAACTGAACTAAATACTGTTGAACAACAAGTTCAACACCCCAACACAATAAAATTCATACGCCAATGTAATAATTGGATATCCACTCGCAAAAAGCCTACTGAAGTTCCAGAACAATCATTTAAGTCACTAACCGAAGCGATGGACAAACAACGTTCTACTAATATATTAGATTTAGATAAACGTTTTAAGGAATACCTATGAGAGTATTAGGAGTAAGTGCCGGGTTCCATGATGCTGGTTTAACTGTAATAAACAATGACAAAATATTATTTGCCGGTCATAGTGAACGCTATAGCAAAAGAAAACATGATAAAGAGTTATGCCCTGAAATTATTGAAGAGGCATTTAAGCATGGCCCTTTTGATGCTGTAGCATATTACGAGAAACCTTGGAAGAAAAAAATAAGAGAAATATATGCCGGGCAAGGATTTGCCACCTCAACTTGGACAACCCGCGGGGCGTTAAAAAGACATTTTGGAAAATACTATTCACAACTGCCACCGGAAGTTTATGAAGTAGATCACCATATGTCACACGTTGCCGCGGGTTTCCAAACTTCACCTTTTCATACAGCAACAGTAGTAGTCATAGATGCTATTGGAGAATGGGATACTGTTTCTATTTGGTCTGCGAAATATCACAAAGGTTATATGTTAGGACCATATGGCGAAGTTGAATATAAAAAATTATGGCAACAAAGATATCCTCATTCAATAGGTTTATATTATAGTGCTATGACAGGTAGGTTAGGATTACGCCCTATGGATGAAGAATATATTTTAATGGGTATGGCAGGCTGGGGCAAAAATACAAAACCAAATGAGGATTCAATTCATAATACTTTTATTAAAGATTTAGGCAACATAGAATTTAAACAAAACTTACATATAGGTATTGATGAAAACTTTTTAAAAGGTGTTCACGAAATGGATATCGCGGCAAGTACTCAAGCAGTAGTTGAAAAATTAATTGATGAAGTAATGGCTCGTGCTAAAAAATTAGGTAGTAGTAACAATTTAGTTTATATGGGTGGTGTTGCTCTTAACTGTTTGTATAATAGAAACTTAGGTAAGTGGTGGGACGATATTTGGATTATGCCCAACCCTGGTGATTGTGGAAGTAGTTTAGGGGCCGCCGCTAGTGTATATAAAAAACGTTTACATTGGCAACACCCGTACTTAGGTACAAACATAGAAGGTGATTATCCTGTTGATGAATTATTAAATGAATTGAGTACAAATAAGATAGTTGGTGTAGCAAGTGGTAAAGCAGAGTTCGGTCCTAGAGCTTTAGGCAATAGAAGTTTGTTAGCTGACCCACGTGGTGAAGAAATCAAAGATAAAGTAAATGAAATTAAACGTAGACAAAAATTTAGACCATTTGCTCCAATAATTATGGAAGAATTTGTTAATGAGTTTTTTGAAATGCCAAAAAATTTACCAACAAGTCCATATATGCAAGTGGTTGCCAACTGTAAAAAGCCAAAAGAATATCCTGCTATTGTACACGTTGATGGTACAAGTAGGGTACAAACAGTTCCAGAAAACAGCGATAGTGGTGTAAGACAGCTATTAGAAAAGTGGTTTACACTAACAGGTTGTCCAATGTTACTTAATACTAGTTTAAACATCCGTGGCGAGCCAATGGTTGATACTAGAGAAGACGCAGATCGATTTGAAAAAGAGTACAAAGTTCGAGTTTACTCTTGACATTCAGTATAGATTTTGTTATACTATAAATGTGGTCTTGCTGGAATGTTAGACAGGCCCTGGTTCATCCAAGGTGTTCGAGAGGACAATGTAGGTTGAAGTCCTACAGACCATACCAGGAGGGTTAAGTTATACTAATCTAGATTTTAGTATAACAAGGGCGAATACTAGAATTCGCCTGCCTTCCAAAAAAATAGTGGAGTATAAATGTTCGATATAATATTCATGTCATACCAAGAGTCAAATGCTGATAAGAATTGGCAACGACTAACATCACGATTCCCATGGGCTAGACGTATCCATGGAGTAAAAGGTCTTACTAATGCTCATATTGAATGTGCTAAAATTAGTAGAACAAGTATGTATTGGCACGTTGAAGGCGACACTATTGTTAACGACGACTTTGATTTTACATATAGACCAGACAAGTGGAACAGAGATGTTGTTCATGTATGGCGAGCAAAGAATCCAGTTAATGGATTAACATACGGCAACAATGGTATTAAATTATTTCCAAGAGATAAAGTGTTAGCATTAGAAGGAAAGAAAGTTACAGACTTTACAACTAGTGTAAGTGATAAGTTTAAGGCTGTACAGGTAGTAGCAAGTTTAGTTGACGCTGATACTGATGCCTTTAATACTTGGAAGTCAGCATTTAGAGAATGTGTTAAATTACAAAGTGGATTAATAGACAGACAAAAAACAGATGAAAGTTTAGAACGTTTAGAAGCTTGGTGTACAGTTGGTAATGGACCTCACGGCCAATCAAGCATCGATGGTGCTAAAGCTGGAAAGAAATATGTTCTAGACGGAGGCGATGTTACTAACATTAACGACTTTGAATGGCTACAGGAAATATATTATAATGTTTGATACTATACAATTTTTAGATAGGATAGAACGGTTATATCCAGAACAAGAATTTAATTCTACGTTTCGTAGAGCAACACTATCAAAAGATGTAAGTGCTGTAATTAATATGACAGCCCTCTTTGGTAGGATAGAAGACAACGATTTATTTAAAGACTTTGAACGGTGTATTAAAAGTCAAGACCCTAGTAGTATTATTAGAGTTATGACTGAACTATTATCAGTAGATGATATTCATGCCGACAAAGCCAACAACTTTCGATCAGCTGTGCTTGGCCAAGACCCAGCAGGCTTGATCACAACGAGTTCTCACTTGTTAGTCGACTACGACATAACTGATGTGAGATCAGCAGTCCTGGGCGGTGACTTAACTGCCATTTTAAGACTCTTATCAAACCTTAATACTCCACAACTCAATAAGGTTGATTTAGAACCGCTAGAAGATCTTAAAGCAAGTGTTACCGCTCAGGATCCTGCTTCAATAATTAGAACACTAGGACGACTGTTAGGAACAGATGGCGACAGTTGGAACAAGTATGAAACATTTAGAAAAGTAGTACTATCAGACAATCAGTACTGGCACGTTATACCTGCTATGTGCGACTTGTGGGGTCTTGATATTGAAAGTACATTAATCAGTGACTTACTTAAAAGTGTAAGGAACCAACATTGGAAGTCAGTTACAAGACTTACAGCAGTTATTAATAGAGCAGATCCTTTTATTACTAACCTTGTTAAAGCAGTCGACGAGGCAGACAATATAGAAGATGCTATGAGTGTAGGGCAAGTTAAAAGCAAGTTATGGATGATTGATAAACTACAAGCTCTTAATTTAGAATTAGGTAAAGTATTTTTACTTGCTGGTTGGTATGGTGTACCTGCTTACTTCTTATTACAAAAATGTAAGGCAGAACAAATTTTTAGTTTTGATATCGATGATAGCTGTTGGCAAATGGCTGAACGTATTAATAAAAACTATACACTAGACAACTGGAAGTTTAAAGCAACTACCGAGGACATATACAATATTAACTTTGCTGGACACGACTTTATAACTAAAAGAGCAAACGGAACACAAGAAAAACTTTGGTGTAAACCAGATACTGTTATCTGTACTAGTGTAGAACACTTAGATAAGTTTCCTGAGTTTGTTGGTAACATACAACCAGGGCAACTATGTATATTCCAAAGCAACAACTACAATGAATTAACTGACCATATTAATTGTCATGATACAGTTGATGACTTACTTAAACAATCACAGTTAAGTAATGTATTATATGCCGACAGTATTAACTTAACAAAGTATGATAGGCATATGGTTATAGGATACAAATAATGGCCGCTTTCTTTATGAGACTTATGATATCATGCTTGTTAGGATACGTTAGTTTAATGATTACTATGGCTATTGTTGGCTCACGTGTAACTACAGTAGATCAAAATATACAAATATGTGTTGCTTATATATTTTTATGGATGTGTTATTTTACATATAAGAAAACGTTTAAGGATTAGTAATTATGAAAGACTGGAAATTAACAACTAGGGAATTACAAAAAGAGGCCGCAAGAGCTCTTACTTGTATGGAAGCCACTAGTGATAACATTTATCAGTTTAACAAACAAGCACACCACAATAGTAACAATTGGTATATTGCTGTTATTAATTGGTATGTTCAACAGTATGGCGACTTGCCTAGTAAGGTTGGTCCTGGTAAGGATGTTAAACTTGTATTGGACAACTAATGTATAGATATCAAGATATTAAAATAGTACACTATGAGATAACTCAACGTTGCCAAGCGGCTTGTCCTATGTGTGATAGAAATGTTAACGGTGGTGAAGACAGCCCTCATATTACTAATGCTGAATTATCATTAGCAGATGCTAAAAAAATATTTGAACCCGAGTTCATTAAACAACTAAACACTTTTTATATGTGTGGTAACTTAGGTGATCCTATAATGGCTAACGACACACTAGAAACATTTAAATGGCTCCGTAGTATCAATCCAGACTTATGGTTAAGCATGAATACTAATGCTGGTGCTCAAGAAGAAAGCTGGTGGAAAGAACTAGCAGAAACATTTGGTCGAATGGGTACTGTTATTTTTAGTTTAGATGGACTAGAGGATACAAATCATTTGTACAGACAAAATGTACGTTGGGATAAAGTTAAACGTTCTTACGAAGCATTTATAGGAGCAGGTGGTAGAGCCCGTTGGGATTATTTAATATTCGAACACAATGAACATCAAGTAGAATTAGCAAAACAAATTAGTGAAGAAGCAGGCTTCGAAAAATTTCAAACTAAAAAGACAGCACGTTTTGTTACAACTAAACTAGATAAAAAAGAAGAGCATCAAGCAAAGAATCGCAAAGGTAAAGAAACACAAAAGCTCGAGAAGCCAAGCGAAAAGAATTTAAACAAAGCAACTAAAAAAATAGATACACTTATTGAGAAGCACGGTAGTATGGACAACTACTTAGACAAGTGTGATATTATATGTAAGGTTGCTAAAGAAGGAAACATTTATATTAGTGCTGAAGGCTTATTAATGCCTTGCTGTTGGACAGCAAGTAGAATGTATAAGTGGTGGCACAAAGACCCTACAGTAGAACCTGTATGGAATCACATTAATGCTGTAGGTGGCAAAGATGCTGTTAACACAAAAGTACACGGACTTCGAAAAGTATTCGGAGGTGGCTTATTACAAAGCATAGAAAACAGTTGGTCAGCACCAAGTGTAGCTGAAGGTAAGTTAAAAGTATGTGCTGAAAAATGTGGAGCTGAATATGACCCATTCAAATCACAGTTCCAATAGTTTTTGTATCCTTCCTTTTATTCAACAGTTTGTTGATACTGATAATAGAGTATTGCCTTGTTGTATAGGTGAACGAAGATACTCAGGACCCGAATACAAAGATGTTGAAAGTTTTAATTCTACTTACTTAAAAAATATAAGAAAGAAAATGTTAGAAGGACATAAGCCAAGGCCTTGTAAACCTTGTTGGGTTAACGAAGAACAAGGCTTTAAAAGTAAACGTAAAAAAGTAAATGAACAATTTAAAGACTGGGAGTATGTTGTTGATAAAAATGGTTTATGTACAGTACCTCAGTATTATGATTTACGCCCAGGCAATGTTTGTAATTTAAAATGTGTTATGTGTAATCCTAGAGTTAGTAGTAAGTGGATTGAAGATAACCATTTAGCTTTAGAACCTTATGAGAAAACAGTTAAGTTTAGTGACAAACAAATAGATCATATATTACATAATGGCGAAACTATTAAACGTTTACAGTTAGCAGGTGGCGAACCTTTTTATATGCCCTCTGTAGAACGGTTATTAAAAGGTTTAGTTGATAAGCAATATAGCAAACAGATTGACTTACAGATTACTACAAATTTAACATATTTAAATAATAATATACTCCAGTTGCTAGAACAGTTCAAGAAAATTGTGATAACTATTAGTGTAGATGGACTTAAAGAAGTTGGAGAATATATTAGGTATCCTATGAAATGGGACGTATTCGAAAACAACTTAAATACATTATTACAACACAAACATATAAGAATTGCTGTAAATATAACAAAGTCGCTATTAAATTCTGAACATATTAACTCAATCTTAGAATGGTGTAATCAGAAAGGATTAACTGATGTCGATGTTAACAATCTTACTTACCCATCAATACTTGCTGTAGGAAGCCCACTTAACGAGTTGATTCCTTGGCTTACAGCATTAGACGATCACCGAGGTACTAACTCAAAAACAATATTACCATGGATATACAAATGAGAACAAAAGAAGAAATACTAGAAGAAATAAACAAAGTAATGGATGAAAAGGTAGCACCTAATGTAGCGATGCATGGTGGTGATGTTAAAGTACTAGACTTTGATGTTGAAACAGGAACACTAAAAACTTTATTAAGTGGATCTTGCTCAGGCTGTTCAAGTAGTACTGTAACACTTAAACTAGGTATCGAGAATATGATGAAGCATTATATACCTGAAGTTAAACAAGTAACTGGTGAAGACGACCCAGAATTTGACAACCCTTACTATACTGACTATGTAGCTTTTGACCCGAACGGATAAACTATGAGTGACTTACCAAGTAAAACATTTTGTATCCTACCTTGGGTACATTTAAGTACTAGACCTGACGGCGCTATGCGAGTTTGTTGTACAGCAAATGCTAGTTCAGTAGGACCAACTAACGATAGAGCTCACGGCGGGCAAGTTGGTATTTTAAAAAATGAAGCCGGTGAACCAAACAACTTAAACGTAAGCGATTTCCTTTCTAGTTGGAACAGTACCTACATGAAGAATGTTAGGAAACAAATGCTTAATGGCGAGATGCCACCAAGCTGTATTAAGTGCTACAAAGAGGAAGCCGCAGGACATAAATCAAAAAGAGAATGGGAAACACACTATTGGAGACAACGAGTAGACTTAGATCAACTGATTGAAGAGACTGATGAGGACGGTAGCGTTCCACCACAGTTGGCATATATTGATTTACGATTTGGGACCAAGTGTAATTTAAGATGTGTTATGTGTAGCCCACACGACTCAAGTGATTGGGTTAAAGACTGGCAAAACGTTTATCCTAAAGTACAAAATGAAAACTTAAAGCAAACAATGGTATGGGATAACAAAGGTAAAAACTTTGGTGCTAGTTATAACTGGCATAAACAAAATCCTAAATTTTGGGAACAGTTCTATCAGCAAGTACCTAACATGAAACAAATATATTTTGCTGGTGGCGAGAGTTTAATCATTGAAGAACATTATGAGATACTTGAAGAAGTTATACGTCAAGGCCATGCTGACAAAATGGAAATACGTTATAACAGTAATGGTGTTGAATGGCGTGACGATATGCTAGACTTATGGAAACACTTTAAGTTAGTACGTTTTCATTACAGCGTAGACTCTATAAAAGAGATGAACGATTATATACGATACCCAAGTGAATGGAAACGTAACGAAGAAGTATTTAAGATATGGGATCAACAAACAGGAGACAATACAGAAATTACTGTAGCTTGTGCTGTTCAGGCTCTTAACATTTATTACTTGCCTGACTTTATTAAATGGAAACTAGAACAAGGCTTTACTAAAATTAATATGTGGCCATTTGGAGCAGGCGGCATTAACTATCACTTTGTTTATCACCCACCTCACTTAAACGTTAAAGTATTACCTAAATGGTTTAAAGAAGAATGTAGAAAAAAATATGAAGCGTTCTATCCATGGTGGGAGGCAAATTGGGAAAAAGGTATTCCAAGTTGGCATAAAGGAAAAGTAGATTATGATACTTGGAGAAATGCTGACTATGGTATTAGTAGACTTGAAGGTATGTTACAGTTTATGGAATCAGAAGACTGGAGTCAACGACTTCCAGAATTTAGAGAATACATTAACCTAATGGACGAAAGACGTGGTACTGACTTCCGTACAACGTTTCCTGAAATGGCTAGGATATTAGATGAACCCAACTAAATCGCCAACGTACTGTGTCTTACCTTGGATACATCAGAACCTAAGTGTTAACGGTTGGTATAAACCTTGTTGTAATAGTCATAGTCGTTACAAAGATGTAACAGTTAAAAATGCTACACTACAAGAAGCATTCGTTAGTAAAGAAGCAACAACATTAAGAACACAACTAACAATGGGCTTACGCCCTATTATATGCGACACTTGTTGGGTTAAAGAAGACGCCGGCGTGTGGAGTTATAGACAAGCATACAATGAAAAGTTTTCCGAACTAATACCAAAAGATAATAACCCAATATTAAAATACATTGATATGAAGTTTGATAATGTATGTAACTTCCAATGTAGAATGTGCGACCCAGACAGTTCAGACCAAATATGGAAGTCAATAGACTTGTTAAATGAGAAAGGTTTAGAACTTCCTAACCACATAGGCAAATATACAGAAGCAGACAAAAACTTTGACTTTAAACAAACTATTAAAAAAGATTATGTTAAAGAAGTATTAGAGACTATTGATATTTTTAAAGTAACAGGAGGTGAACCATTCCTATCAAAAGACTTTTTAGAAATACTTGACCTTGCTATAGAAAAAGATTTAGCAAAAAATATTACATTAATGATTACTACAAATGCTAGTAAGTTTGTTAAAAAAGTACTAGACAAATTTGTACATTTTAAACGTGTAGAGTTTACTGTTAGTGTTGATGGTGGTGAAGGCGTGTACGACTATATACGTTATCCTTACAGTTTTAAACAATTCACAAGACGTATGGATGAAGCAATACAATTCGCTATTGATACAGGAATGAAAGAACAAAACAAAATGGTTTTGAAAACTGCTTGTGTTGTACAAGCATACAACTGGCTCAATTTAAAAGACTTGGTTGACTACATAAAAACATTAGAGAGAAAAGTACCGGAATGGCGTTTACTAGAACGTTTAGATTTTGAATTAGATTTAAACCCACGTGACAGTGAACTACATCCTAGGTACTTGCCCGACCATATATTAGATTTAGGACTAGAAAGATTTAAACAAACAGGACATAGACAAGTAGAAGATTTTGAAGGCTTTGTTGCTTATCATAAAGCAAACAGACAGGACGAAATGGAATTTAAGAATCATCAATTATTAACAGCAACAGTTAACTTCGACGAAGTTAGAAATCAATCATATAAAACATTAGATCCAGTATTAGTAGAATGGCTCAACACATTAAAGACATAAAAGGATTTTGTATCCTTCCGTTTATACATCTTAGCACAAGGACTGATGGCCGAATGCAAATATGTTGTACAGCTAATTCTGATTCTACACACGACGAGCAATACATTGGTTGTAACAGAAAAGATGATGGTAGCTTTGTAGAGCTACACAAAGATAAACCACAAGACTATTGGAATACAAAGTATATGAGAACTTTACGACAAGGTATGTTAAATGGTGAAAGCCCTAACGTGTGTCGTAAATGTTATAAAGAAGAAGAGTCAGGATATAGATCAAAACGTATGTGGGAAAATGATTTATGGTCTGAACAATTAGATTACAATAAAATTGTAAACAAAATGTCTGATGATGGAAGTATGCCTTATGGTATACATTACATTGACATGAAACTTGGTAATGCTTGTAACCTAGCCTGTGTTATGTGTAACCCAAGTGATAGTAGTTTATGGATACCTGATTGGAATAAGTTAAAGAAGTTAGATATAAGTTCTGAAGTAGATGGTCAAACATATTGGAATAAAAACGAAGCTGGTGCTTATAACTGGTATAAGAAAAGTGAAACATATTGGACTAGTTTAAAAGAAAATATAAACGAGTTATATAGTGTTTACATTATTGGCGGTGAGCCAACAGTTAATCCAGAGTTTAAAAAGTTTTTGCGGGACTGTGTTGAAACTGATAACGCCGGGCATATTGATTTAAGATTCAATACTAACGGGCAGATATTAGATGAAGAATTGAAAGAACTTTACACACACTTCAAAAGTGTTACATTACATTTAAGCATGGATGGAACACATGAACGTTATACTTATATTAGACACCCTGGTACATGGCAGGCACAATTAGATAGTTTACATTGGCACGATCAGTTAAGTGATAATGTTAATGTTGAAATCGATTGTACAGCACAGGCTCTTAATGCTTGGCACATACCAGACTTTATTGTTTGGAAGTTTAATCAAAAGTTTAAAAAGATTACACTATATCCAAACTTTGGAGGCATGATAGGTATCCATATATTATGGCAACCAAGTATGTTAAGTGTACAAGCATTACCTAAAAAACTAAAAGAGGAAATACTTGTACGTTATACTAATACTCTTAAATGGGTTAATACACATCATCAGCCTCGTGAAGGTAGCGGTGTAAACAAACATAATAGATTAAGAGCTGTAGCAAACCATATGATGAAAGAAGATAAAAGCGATCAATGGCCGTATGCTATAGAATATTTAGATAAGATGGACAGCATTAGAAATACTAATTGGCGTGAAACGTTTCCGGAGTTAGCAAAGTATGAGTAAAAAGAAACCAGACATGGTAGTAACTAACCCTGGACTAATGAAGTATCCTACAAATGTTGGAGCACCAGCATTTACTATACCAGCAGTTTTATCTAAAAAGCAAGAGCGTGGAGCAAATGCTAGAAACCAACTTCATACAAAATTTGAAGAACTTAAAAAACAATACTTTGAATTAGCACAACTAACAGAAGATACAGAGTTTGTTTACAATACTACATTTAATTATAGCCCTGTAGTAGGTAGAACGTATCACATATATAAAGGTGATAAGGGATTATTCTTAAGTATGATAGAACCTTCTAGATGGGATATGGAATGTTATGGAAGTTTTAAACTAACTTCAGAACATACTTGGGAAAGACAATCAGTGGAAAAGAAAACAAAATTTGTAGGTGGAACTGGATACGTTATAGGTGAAGATGTACCTGTTAGTGAACAGTACTTACAAACGTTACAGAAGGATAACCCTAGTTGGTGTCCTGTGCCTTGGACATCATTTAGTATAAACAACAATGGTGACTATCGTATGTGTGTACAAGCAAACACACACAGAAAAACTAGAGGAACATTACGAACAGATAAAGATGTGGCTATGAGAGCAGATACTCATTCAGTAGCAGACACCCGTAACTGTAGTATGCTTAAAGATGTTAGAGCAAGTATGATAGCAGGCGAACGCCATGAAGTGTGTCAACGTTGTAATAAAGAAGATGATGTAGGGCAACAATCAAGACGTAGATTAGACATTAGAAGATTTTACGATACATTTAATTACGAAGATAGTTTAAAAGTAACAAGCATAGATGGTAGTATTGATATAGATAATACACCTCTATATGAAGCTGATATTAGATTTAGTAATTTATGTAATTTAGTTTGCCGTATGTGTAACCCTACAGAGTCTACACTATGGTATAAAGAACATCATAATTTAGTAGCACCTAAATTTAAAAGTGGTGACTATAGAGTTAAGCTAACACAAACCGGTAGCAAAATAAGTGCTGGAGGTGGAACAGTTATTAATAGTATAGGTGAAGAACAAAAACCAGATAACTGGAATCCATTTAATTGGTATGACAATACTGATTTATGGAAAGACTTTAAAACCCATGCTCCAAACATTAGACTAATTCACATATCAGGCGGTGAACCTTTAATCAATAAAAAGCAATTTGAGTTATTAGAAAACTTAATTGATCAAGGGCTGTCACAAAATATCGTCTTAGACTATAATACCAACTGGACAAATATTCCTCAAAAGCTGTTTCAATACTGGGAACATTTTAAACGTATTGACATCGGCGGGTCAGTGGACGGAATTGGTAAGTTAGATGAATATATACGATACCCAAGCAAATGGCCTGACATAGAAAAGAATATAATCAAGTTAGACAGAGCATCTCCTGATAATGTGAATCCTTGGTTAACATTTACATTTCAAATTGTTAATATATTTGAACCAATTGAAATTATCAAATGGAACATTAAAAACAAATGGGGTAAGTTAAATAGATTAGCAAAGACACCATGGTTTACTCAACACCCAGTACACAATCCGAAATACTATTGTGTGACCAGCTTACCTAAAAAGGCTAAATTATATATAAGAGAAGAATATGAAAAATGGTTGTATGGTTGGTTTAAAGAATGGTGTATGAGTTTACCAAGTGATTATGAATTACCAAATAGTTACATACCTGCTGAGCCTGATACTATTAGGTCATGGGATAAAAATCCTCAAGTGCTATTTGATGAAACAGAATATCATTTACAAAGTATGTTAACCTTTATGGACTCAGAAGATACAAGCGATACACTTGTTGACTTTATAGAGCATACTACTAAATTAGATGAGAGTAGAGGACAAAAGTTTAAAGACTATTGTCCTAAGATATATGAATTTATTAACGAATGGGCAGAAGAACATGGCATTAAATTTTGAAGAACTAATAGGTAAAGTATTTAGGAGTAGGCATAACGCCATATATGATCCTTGGTTTCAAGGACACTTAAAACAAGCGCCATGGGAAGAATGGTTAAGTCAGCCAGGATACTTTGAAGTTAAAGATCGATACATTGAAGCATTTATTGATTGGATATATTCTACTAAACTTAATAGACTAACTGACGGATGTAAGTTTCATAGTAAACGATATACTAGAAAAGATATTGTTGTAGGAACTACACAAAGTTTTGACGAAGCATATTTTAGATATGCTGGTAGAAGATTAAGAATATTTAGAGGTGAGTTTGCTTACCATAGACGTTGCTATGAGAACCATGCTTGGTTAGACGAGCATATAGGTAATAAAGCAAATGGTGAATGGGCAGAACCTATTGAGCCAGGCGACTGGGTTATTATATCATTACCATTTTGTGGCCACGGCGGAAAGCATCTTAAACACGAAGAACTATTAGATAAGTGTGCTGAATTAAATGTTCCTGTAGTATTAGACTGTGCTTGGTTTGGCACTTGTCATGATCTAGATTTTGATTTAAACCACCCTGCTATTACTGAAGTTAGTTTTAGTTTAAGCAAAGGTATAGGCTTAGGTAATATGAGAACTGGTATTCGCTTTAGTAATTACGCTAAAAATGATAACGGTACAATAGCTTTACAGAATGATTATAACCATTTAGTATTAAGTAATTGTCAAATAGCTTTACATCAAATGGCTGAATTTAGCCCTGATTTTATTCCTAATAAGTATTTAGAGTGGTACAAACAATTATGTGCTAAATACAATATGATAGAGACAAACTGTCTACACGTTGCCATGCTACCTCGATATCACCCCCACTTCGACTACTTTTTAATAGATGAGAGTTATGTTAAAGTAGGTGTTAGAGAAGCCTTAAAAGCAATTAGACGAGGAGAATTAAAGGTATAATATGGACGATAAAGAAGCAAAAAAATTAATGTCTGAATTGCCTAACAAGCAGTTTTGCCCAGCACCATTCTTCCACGCTTACATGAATGCTAACAACAGGGCTCACAAGCTATGTTGTATGAGTAAGATTGTAGGACGTTGGCATGACATGGAAACAGATTTACAAACACAGTTAAGTGAATTCTGGGAAGGCGACACAATGCAAGGCATAAGAAAAGAATTCATGGATGGTAAAATGCCTGAGCCGTGTGATTGGTACTGTGGTAGATATGAACGTGAGAAAGTTTGGGAAGAGTCAAACAGAATGCATTTTATCAGCAAGTATGCTGACCACGAAGAAACAAGTCATAGAAATTATGAAAACTTAGGTCTTGATATTGTAAAAGGTAACAAGTGGGGTAAGCCAATTGATATTGATATACGCCCTAGTAAACTATGTAACTTAAAATGTCGTTCATGTAACAGTACTTGGTCAACAGAGATTGAGAAAGAAGTACTAGATAATAAAATTTTACAAGGCTGGACATATTGGGATTCAGTAACTAAATCAGAAACTGTTCGTAAGTGGGCAGAGCAAATTGATTATGATGATCCTAAATTTGACCCAGTATCAAATATTAACTTAGACCATGTTAAGTGGTTAAAGATGTCAGGTGGTGAAACACTTATTGATCCTAGAGTACATAAAGTATTACAAAAAGTAGTAGACTCTGGACACGCCGAACATCTATACTTACACTTAATTACAAATGCTACAAGTTGGAACTCACGTATTGAAAATGTTATTAGCAAATTCAAACACGTTACAATCAACTTTAGTTTTGATGGTACAGGTAAGTTAGAAGAGTATTTACGTCACGGAACTAAATGGGATAGACACGAAGAAATCTTCCACGAAGTTTTTAAACTTCCAAATCTGCATTGGGCAGGTATTGGTTCGGTTGTACAACCCCAAAGTATATTCCAAATTAAAGATACAATGAAATGGTTCCTAGACGGATACAGACAATACTATCCAAAGCATAGAGGCATATCATTTTTGCCAATTGTTGATCCAATGTTCTTATCAATATGTTGGTTGGACGATGATCATAAAGCAGAGATAAATGTATTGCTTGATGAATGTATTGATGAATACAAAATGAACAAAAGAGAAATTCAATGGTTCCGTACTATTCGTTCAGAACTGAATAGAGAAATTAGCGGACATTCTACACAAGCAATATCACCAGGTAGAAAGAAACGTTTGATGTTACAATTTGTTAGACACCAAATGGCATTAGATGAAGTACGTGGTACAGATACTCTTGCTATAGAACCTAAGTTACAACGATACTATGATAGGTGTAAAAACGATTTCCAATCAGATGTATTACAGTTTGATATCGAGGGCGTAGTAAACGGACCAGCATAAATGAAATATATTGATTACGTTTTACAACGAATCAATATTATAGGAAATAAACACATACTAGAATTTCCTATAACACTAGAGTCAATTGAAAGGTTGAGGAAAAATAAAATGAGTATAGAAGCAATACACGTGATAAAGTTTCTGAGCAAACAATTAGACGTAGATGAAAAGCTCGTAACACCTAATGCTAATCTTATAGATGATTTAGGAGCAGATGATTTCACTATGATTGAAGTTGTAATGGGCGTCGAAAAAGAATTTAATGTAAAAATATCAGACGATCAAGCTCAAGATATCACAACTGTACAAGATATTATAGACATTATTATTAAATAATCAGCCTATTTTACTAGTTGCAACCTCCCGCGAGTGACACAATATGTTGTGTCACGACAATTATTTCTAATCTTTTTTCAAAAATCCAATAATATCAATGACTTACAACTCCAAAAAAGACGTCATTTTGGTTGACAAATTGGCCAAAAGACTGTATTATAGTAGTATAGTTAATAAAAAGGAGTAACAAAATATGTCAAATCTTACTAATGTTTTAAAAGAAATAGACAAAATGGACAGCACAGAAATTAATACAGTTGTTCAAGCAATTAAAAACAGAAGAAATGCTATAGCAAAAAATAGTGTTTTAGGTTTTCAAGTTGGTGATAAAGTAGAGTTTAATGCCAGAGGTGGTGTTATTACAGGTACTATTACTAAAAAAGCAATCAAAAATATTACAGTAGATACTGGTGCTGGCAACTGGAGAGTATCAGCAACACTACTTAGAAAGGCGGCTTAATGTCAAAAGTTAAAAATTGGGCTTGGGATAAAGCAGAAGATAAACTAGACGACGTAGTTGAAAAAGTTGAAAAAGGTTTATTAACCAAAAGCCAAGCAGTAAAAGAAATACAAGACGCTGATGAAAATTGGGGTTTATTAGGTTTTGATACTGTTGATGATGTTATTGACTTTATTGATGAAATAGAAATACAGGTAACAGCCTAATGAGAAATGTTAATCCATATCTTTGTAAAAAAGGTTATTACATTACAGAGCAACACTTTGGTGATATACCAGGTGACGGATATAAGTTAATTGACACATCAGATTTAAGAGGTCCTTTTAAAACATTAAAAAGAGCTCAGGAAATTTTTAGCAGTATGTTTACTAAAGAAGATTGGAACTTTGGTATTAGAGGTCCTGAACATGATAATGATAATAAAGGATATAATACTATTTGGTATAACGTTAAGGAGACAGGATGAAAGCAGATATTAAACCGTTAGTTGATTTATTTAAAAAGCCTTCCATTACGGAAGTTGAGATTGTTTATGAAACTCTCGGAGTTAAAATATCTGAGACTTTAATGTTAGGTTTAGAAAAATCAACCGACCGTCTTTATGTTTTTGAATGGATGGTATATAACGAAGGCACACCAGCTGAAACAGGCGACTGGGTGGCTGGACGTTTTTTAACTTTTGAAAATAACAGTTGGGTCAGCAGACATACAAGCCCTGTTGTTAAGTTTAAAACTTATGAAGAAATTACAAAGTACTGGAATGAGAATATGGTTCTTCATCCAGGACCAAACCCAGGTACAAAAGAATATGATGATATGATCCTCAACAGTTACATTTGTGAGATGTCGGAAGGTATGGCTTCTCTCTCACACGTAGGATGAAAGAATTCTTGCTAGTTACTAGTAAGGAGTTCGAGAATGTTTTTGCCGGTGCGGCTGTTTAGAACTCGAACATAATGAAGATAAAAAAAAACAAATCGCGAGTCACTCTTTTTTGGCTTTTTATATAAGACTCACAAACTGATAAAAACGCCAAGTCAACTTTAAGTTAGTTTCTTTGACTTTAAATTAAAAACAGCACGTGAAGATGCTCCGGCGAATTACTCCTAACCCGAGTTAACTGTTGGAGCATTTTTTTAACCTTTAGAGGAAGGGTTATGACAAGGAGGAATTTAAAGGATCAAGTATATCCTGCTTGTGTTGGTTTGGGCAGAACTGGATTGTACCCAAACAGAGTTCACGAAGTTTGGAATGATCAAGTATTAAGACCAGTACCATTTCTATATATGTTTATACCTATGAGATGGCTGGACTGGAATAACAAAGGAGTTATGTTAAAATGGAACAAGAATTAGTCCCCCTAGTTGGCTTAGGTTTTATAATGCTAACATTATTATTTGTAGTATGGATGATGATTAAGTGGAACAAGGAAGATCCACATAAGTAATATATCATGAAACTCATATTAGTACTTTTATTATCAATTGTACTAAACGGGTGTGGCGTTATCGCACCAATAGGTACAGCAGGTACTTCTGGATATCAAACTTATAAGACAGTAACAATGGCTAAGGCAGGTGTCGACGTGGCCTTAACAGCTAACGACAAACAAACAACAACCGACAAAGCAGTTTCAATACTAGTAGGTCGTGAATGTAAATTAAGTCGTAGTTTAAAAGAGAAAGACCTTACTGTCTATTGTAAAGAATTAGAAGATTAACTACCTGTAGCTCAGTTGGATAGAGCGTTAGTTTGCGGAACTAAAGGTCAGGAGTTCGAATCTCTTCAGGTAGGCCAAGTTTATATTCGATATCTCGTTTAGTTTCTTTAGGTAATTTATAAGGTAATAAGAATAAATCTTGTAGGAACTTTTTATTTTTCTTTATATATTCTTCTTTAGTATAGTCAGGTGAACGACCTTCCCAGATAGCTAACTCGTCCTGGTGTTCATTCCATTTGTTGTTACAAAAAAATTCCCAATAAGAATACATATACTCTTACTTATCTTAATTAATCATTATATGAGTAGTTAATGGATTATTCTTAAGATTAACTTTCTAATGCTGTAATTCTAGCCTCTAACTCTTGTATCGTTTTAACCAATAAAGGTACTAGTTTACTTTGGTCTATTCCTTGAGGATCAATTTCAGATGAATGAAATTCTTTAAAGTCACCAATTGCTTTAGTAGGATTTTCGCCTTGTGTTTCAGCGTCAGCACTTGTATATAATATTGGTTTCATAGCATCTTTGGCTCCTGTAACTGCTTCTGGAACTACACTAGATACTTCGTGTGCTATAAAGCCATCTACTAATGTATTATCGCTGTCTGCTATAAAGTTAAACCTTGCCGGCTTTAATTGTTTTAATCTAGTTGTGGCATCCCAATCATAGTCAACATTTTCTTTAAGTCTATAATCCGATGAAGTATTATATGTTGTACTCGAACTACTAGTTTGTATTCTGCCAACTAACCCATTGCCGTTGTTAAAATGCATTAAGTCCCTAGTAGTAGTAAGGTTTGTTTCTATTAGTATCATACCTTGATTACCATCAGCATTTAGTTTGTAGCCAGAACCAGTACCGTTACCAACCCAGTACCTTGATCTTACATCACCATCACTAGTAACTTCTACCGACCTTGTCGTGCCGTGACCAATGCCCCAACGTTGTCCATTCTGTACATAGATACCCGCTGAAACATCTGAACCACTGCCAGTCATACTAGCCTGTGTGGCATGATATAAAACTGTTGAGCCAGCATCAGAACCACTGCCATTGTGTCGTAAACTGTAAGCGGCTTTGTAATTAGTTTTTGATATAATGGCTAGTGTTTCATCATTGCCCATTAAGTTATTTCCATAACCAGCATAGGTACCATTAGTACTTAATGTTCCATCTATACTAGTGGCGCCAGTAAGATCAACACCCGATGAGGTTGTTTCAACTTTTATTGAACCATTGTACATTAATTGTGTTTTTCCAGCGGCATCGGCCCTGATACCAACAACAGTACCTCCAGGATTCATTACATAAAAGTTACCTGCCCTAACTGATAAATTACCAGTTCCATCTTCTTTAATAATAGAGTCACCGCCATCGTGATAAATCTGTAGGTCAGACCCATTGCCAAAGATGGCTTTGTTGTTATCGCCAAAAGTTACATTACCAGTAAGTGTACCGCCTGCTAAAGGCATCTTTGTTGAGTCAGTAGCAGTAATACCGGTTAAGTTAGAACCATCACCGTGAAACTCATCTGCTTTAATATTAGCATAACTTGTTATAGTAACATTGCCTGATGTTGTTCCTGTTTCACTAGTATTAATTACAGCAAATTGATCAGCTGATTCATCCCATATGATAGCAACGTTGGCATCACTACCACGTTCTATTACTATGCCAGCATCAACATCATTGCTACCTGACTTACCTTTGTTTAAACCTATTAGAGGGTCTGATAAGTTAGTAACATCAAAGTTTATTTGTGTGGCTTTAGGTCTTGTTAATCCCATATGGTTGGTTCCTTTTATATATTGTATTTATTATTTTTAAGATAAGTACATATATTATGATATTCGAAACTTCTCAAGACACATATAATTTCACTGATTTAAATACTGTAAACAATATAGGTATTAAAATATCTGGTGGACTTGATAGTGCTATTCTTTGTTATATGTTATTTAAAACTATACACGAACAAAAACTTAATACTAATGTATATATTATAACAACTAATATGATTGGCAAAGCATATCAAGTAGAGTATTCTACTAAGGTATGGAAATGGTGCTGGAATAAGTTTGAGAATGTTACGTTGAAAGATCATGTTACTAATGAATGTAACCCCGATAATGAAGACTATGCTGAAGTTCAGAGAAAATTATTAGACGAACTTTATAATAACAAAACAATTGACAGGCATTATATGGGTGTTACAGCCAATCCTCCAGAAGAAGTATACGAAACTTTTGACGATATTAAAGGTGGTGATTGGATTGATGCTAGAGATTCAAATACTAAAAAACCACAAACAAGCAAATCTAAAAGCTGGCATCGACCTTTTGTTAACACAAACAAGGCAGGTATAAAAGAATTATATGACCAGTTTAATCTATTAGAGCCTGGTTCATTGTTTGATCAAACTAGAACCTGTGAGGAATGGACCAACGACTTTAGTAAGCATTGTGGTAAGTGTTGGTTTTGTAAAGAACGCTTATGGGGATTTGGTAAGTTAGATTAATTAAAAAGCCTGAAGGACAAGGTATCCTAATCCTATAAGCAATATACAATCCGCACAGACACTCCAAACGATATATGCTTTAAACATATGACTCGCCATTCTCTTTATGGGTTCTGGCATTCGACTTGCTAGGTTCCGGATCTGGTTCATCGTTCTGACCCTCCGTAATCATAGCTATATTACAACATGAATTAATAAAATAATACATATACTGCCTCCTTTATAACGACTGTTATTTATAATCGGAGGCAGTATTCATGTAATTAACTTACATTGCCGCGGCTATTTTGGCAACTTTAAACATTTCATTAGCTCGTATTAATCTAGTTATACCAATACCTCCACCTACTCTAGGTATAAAGTCTAATGATAGGAAGTCATTTAATTCCTGTTCTACACGTTCTTTACCAAACTTACCAAACAACAAGTCAGCATACATACCATCACTTATTGTATGAAACATCTCTCTCATCTCCGCTGTGTCTGAGGAGCGTTCAGCTGAACCTATTGTTTCTTGTCCTGCTATAATAACATCTATCTTAGATGCTGTACCATCTCCGTTTTGTTTCATATTCCAAAATGGACTAGTATGGTTTGGAAAGTTTTTAATCATACAAGCTCTTCCATTCCAATTTTGGCACATACGTTCTTCGTGTTCATGTGTTAGCTCATCTACTTTGTATATGTCTGCCCATTCTTTATAGTCTTTAGAAACTACATCATGCCTAGAACAAAAGTCCAAATGCTCTACTAACTCTTTTTCCATCTCTTCTAACTCTACTATTGTTCCTGGGAATTCAAATTCAAACATAGGAAATATTAAATCGTGTCTACCACTTATAGGATTTGGCTCTTGCCTATAGGAAGTGGAGACACAAAAAAACCCTGGCGTAGCAGGGTCATTAAGTAATTCATATTCGAGCCACATCTGGCCCGTCTGTGGCAGAGGCCACACTTGCCCTGAATAGTCATATGTTGAAACTGTAGTTGGATCTTCACAAGCGGCTAATATGCTTAACCTATTTTGTGTATGAACTTCTACGAAACCCTTGTCAATAAAAAAGGCTCTTAAAGAGCCTGTAACTTCTGCGAATTGTTTTGGTCGTATTAATTGTGTCATCTTCTTTTTCTCCGGTCAAAAAAAATTTACTCAAAAAAATTTTGTCATAAGACCGACAAAATTTTCTTCACAAGTATTTATACAAAAGATAATAAATGGCTCCGCGAGCTGGATTCGAACCAGCGACCCACAGCTTAGAAGGCTGTTGCTCTATCCACTGAGCTATCGCGGAACAGAGTGGAGTTGCGGGTAGGAATCAAACCTACATAAAAAGGATTTGCAATCCTTCGCATAATCATTCTGCCACCGCAACATTGGTACACCGTAGGAGAATCGAACTCCTCTTGCCGGGATGAAAACCCGGTGTCCTAACCGATAGACGAACGGTGCCCTGGTTCCGGAGAATGGACTTGAACCACTGACACAAGGATTTTCAGTCCTTTGCTCTACCAACTGAGCTACTCCGGATTAAGATTATATTATACATTAAGTTGAATCACTTGTCAAGTCATATGGCGGAGAGAGTGAGATTCGAACTCACGAAAGAGTTGCCCCTTTGCTGGTTTTCAAGACCAGTGCTTTCAACCGCTCAGCCATCTCTCCTGACGTAATATTTATAGGTGGGGTTAGGAGGCGGACATAAATGCGAAGCTTAAAAATTTTTTTGGTGGGTTACAAATTGCTACGATTCGTAGCACACGATCAGGCTCCTGTTGTGTAGCACAACGGTGCTACCCAACCACAAATGTCAAGCCTTATTGAGTGTCGTCTGGAAGCTCTTCTGGTTTAGGGATAGTCCAAGTTTCATATGGTATCTGGCGCCATGGAATAGCGTTGCCGTTTGAGTCTAACAGTAGTCCTTCTTCTATCTGACCACACATTATTCTAGACCCTCCCGTACGAACGTATAAGCAAGGCTTTACTGTTTCACCATTGTAGGTTTTTTTAATCTGATCTTGTTTTGGTTTTCTATTAACCTTGTATCCTGCCATAAAGCCTTTACTAGACAATAGTTATCTGAGTACGTCTATAAACTACCGTTAAGACGTATTACCAGGCGGTTTTATTTTTAGCAGATAAATAACAGCGAAAGTACATAGGCGTACTAAGGTTCCATCGTACATTGTCGTACATTAATCAAATTACATATAAGGAAAGATAAATGACAGAGGTCGTTAAGAATGCCATTGTGAATTACTTTGGCAGAAGGAATAGAAGGACAAGTAAAGATTTAGTTAGTTGGGCTAAAACAGAATACGGAAGTGATTGGCAATATGCTTTACAGCATATGATTGATACTGGACAGAAGCCCAAGGAGTATGAGAAATATATTGTTAAACAATGCCTTTAAAAGATTAGTGTGTAGAGTAGATATACAAATACTGAAACGATAACTGCTACGGAGATTAGCCCAGCGATGGTGTACAGTTTATTCATTAGCTATTAAGTAGAACAACAAACACGCCTACAAGAATAATCCAAAACAGTATAATCATCTTATACCAAAAGACTTTAGGGTCTATTTGTTCCCACTTCTTTTTTTCTTCTTCGCTTACAGTACTAACAGGTATTGACCAAGGACCCCATACCATTATCTTTTTAGTCCTTCGCTTAATAAGAATACGCCTGCTACTATACAAAACATTATTACTATTATACAAGTTATCATAGAGCGTAACTTAATATCATCAAAATTACAATTACAATACAAACAGCAAATATATAATTTATGTTATCAGTAACTAGTTTCTTAAACCAATGTAACCAATCCATTAATTTCCTTTCTCATCGAAGTCCATATACAATGTGTACTTCGCTGTTAATTCTTCGCCTGCTTTAATAGGCTTAATTGACATTAGATATACTACTGGCAGTTGATGCCAGAAGCCCTGTATTGATTTACAATTAGGATTATCTGAATGATTATAAAAGGCACCTAGTGCCGTTCTAATATGTCCGTGTGGAAAGTTTTTATTCTTTATATGTACAATGCCGAATACTGTATCAGCATTGAAATCTTTTGTAGCATAAAGTCCTAGACCTTGTACTTTAGATTCTTTAATAGTAATACCATCGGGTAACGGTTTGTACATTATACTAAACCTTTCCAGTCGTTGTTATCTTGTTCCGGTGTGTCAATGTTTGCTAAACGTTTAACCAGGTTATTAGGTTTGCTAATTGGTAAGCCACATCTATCAAAGTATCTATTGTCTTCTGTCTTGTATACGTGACTTAGAAATCCCCATCTTGTTCTAATGCTTTTCTTTTCTATCTTGCCTGTGTATACAGTTCCATCTTTTTGAATTAGTTTACGATCATCACCTTTCCATATACTTCCATATATTCTATCAAAAGGTTCCTCGTCGACTTTGTTAGTCTCTGGTATTATTATATCTTCTTTAAGATAATCTATTGACGGAGGCATAACCATACTAATATTTATTAACCTACTATTGTGATCTCTTCTACTGTAGCCTGAGGTACAGGTTCTGAATAGAATACATCTGGATAGTTCTTTAAGTAATACATTTGAGCTTTATGAAGTTGATCTTCTAACGTTTGACATCCTGTTAAGAATGCTACTGCTATAAAGCCTACAAATAGTAATACTATAAATTCCTTTTTCCTAAACTTCTTTGATTTCTTTTTCATGTTAACCCTTGAATTGATTGCCACACTCTGGACAAGTGTGAACTAGTGAATGTGTATGTGTTGATTCTGGAGTATCTTTTTGAAACCATAAGGAAAACAAAGTAGCAACTTCAGGATCAGCAAACGAATAACAGTACTCGCCTGTTGTTTTATCTGCTGTGAAATCGTAATCTTTATTCTTTCTCATACCCATACCTGCTAGAAAGTTCCTAGCATTAGGTAAAGGTCTTATCTTACTGCCCCAAACAACTTGTCCATTTTGATTTTTAAAGGTAAATGAGTACGTCATATCCTTTTTCTTTTCTGCTTTAACTACAACGTCTGTCCAATCACTTAACACTTTAACCTCCTATGAGAATAGTTTGACAAGAATCACAACTTGAAGTACTAGAACAAGTAGAGCTGTAACAGTTCTAATCAGTTCCATTGTGTGATTCATTGTATCCAATTTGACTTCCAACTTCGTTTTATTATTATTTTTCTTTTTCATGCTTTATTATAACACGAAATTGGAATTGTGTCAAGTCTTATTCGATGTTTTTACAAGCTTCTTTGGATGCTTCTAGGCCAGCTTCTTTGTCGTATACCCAAACTGTACTGTAAACTACTTGCCCATCTTCAGCTACTGTACACTTTTTTCCAAAAGAAAAACTTGGATTATCGGGTAATTTGGCACAACCTTGGATCGCTATCGCAAATCCTAGTATTGTTATTGCTATTAGTATATGTTTCATTCTATACTATAGCATTGATTTTGGGTATTGTCAACCGAAAAGTTTGATTATTTTCTATGATGTATGTCGTAAGCCTTTTAAAAACTTGACATCTTCTTTGAGTTTTTTGATCTGTTTGGTAAGTTCTTCTATTTCTTTTCTCAGTTTTAGTATCTCTTCCAATCCTCTATAGCCATATTCAGTGTAACCTTCACGTGTTTTTTCCGGAGGATTGAAATATTTGTCATAATCATTAACCACCTCTTACTCCTTATTGTTAATGTTATTGAGTTATTCTATTAATTTCCACAACAAATATTGTGGGTTTGTTAGTTTTTGAATTCTTACTGTAGGGTTTGAAGCAAACAACCCGTTAGCATATCTAATATAAAGTTCTAATGTAGCATACTTAGATGGATCTATATCACCTTCTGCTGTGTTTTGAACGTTAACAAAGAACTTTTGACTTGACCCATCAGCTTCAGCGGGTACTATATCTCCTACTATTTGAAGTTTAACAGCTTTCTTTCCTGCTGGTACTTCATATAACTTTGTATCATTAGCATAGAAGTATGATTTCTTTTCATTCATTTGTAATAGTTTATTCAACACTTCTGGTTTCTTAGCAAATGTATTGTTTAATGTTTTTATTGCTGTCTCACCAAACTTTTTAAACAAAGCCTTTTGCCATGATATGACTGTTGGGTTTTTTATAAGTTCAGCTTGATACCAATCACCAAATACACGTTGTACTAAACTATTACCTTCTTTAGCTAATTTCTTTATCTCTTCCTTTTTAAATGGTTTTCTATGCCAACCGCTTTCACTTGTACCTTTGCCATACCATATAGTGTAAGTATTTGCTGGGTATTCATTGCCAGCTTTATCTGTGTGAGCTTGTTTATTAAATTGTATTGCTCTTATTTTATCACCACCACCTAACTTTGCTTTTGCTCTGCCAGCCTTTGTATCAGGTGTAGGATGTACTCGACCATCGTTTGCTAAATTTAATACTGCTTCTACAATTTTCAGTTTCCATGTCTCCCACTCTTTACCGTGGTAGCTTTGGAATATGTCTCCTTTATATTCAAACCCTAATACAACAGGTGTTGTGTTAGCTAGTGTAATTCCTGTTTTCTCTTTTATTGATATACCTGAGTGTGTCTTAGAATCAAACATTACATCTGCTACAGCACCAGCATTACCTTGACCTACACCATCCCAACCTACTTTACCTGAGTAACCTATCTTATCTTTAAT